CTCGACCGAAAAATCCACCATTTGCAGCAAGCTTTAAGGCTGCTATTAAATTTTTATCACCAACTTTACCTTTAGATTTTTCGTCTAACCTTCTTTGTACAATTTCTGTTGAATATATTTCACCTATGTTTCTAAGATGTTCAGGAAATAGATTAAAATTAACAGCTATACTTGGATATAAAGAGCCAATATCTAGATCATAAATTATATACTCATCATCAGAATTATAAACTCCAGGATTATTACATCCATGAATACCTCCTTGTCCATATTCATAAGTAATTCCTTTATATTTTAAAGAAAATGTAAATTCACCTTTAGTATTAGATATAGATGTTGATTTAAATTTTGCCAGTAGTGTCTTAAATTCATCATTTTTAAAATCAATAATTGGTAATATCAAATTAGAGAACTTAATTGATGTCCTAGGAGATCTTAAAGTTTTAATATAGTTCTTATCTTGAAACTCTTTTTTACAATATATATCTAATAATAATTGATTACCAAGTTTAACATCATTCCAATTTAAACAATTTAGGTCATATTTATCTTTAAAATCCTCTCGTAGTTTAATAGCTTCTATTGATTTTAAATAGAATTGATAGGTAGCTTCTATATCATTTAAACAGTATAATTCTATAGTATGAATATCATCTAGTGTTATAGAAGAATCATGATGAATAGGCATTTCTTCAATACTATCCATCTTCATAGTAAATTCTAAGTATTTTAACGAAGTTCTTTTATTTTTATTATTATAATGATGAATTAAATATAAATCAATTTGCTTGAAACTTAATTTCCATTCAGGAAGTAAACTTAAATATTTAGATTCATCTGGTAAATTTACAATTCGTTGTGCTTCATTATATATTTGCAATATTATATTTTCATTTGTAATAGAATTTTTACACCAACTAATATAATTCATCCATATAAATTCTATTATCTGGGAATCAAAATGTAAATTATTGAATCCAATAAAATAATAATCAGATTGCTTACAGGATGCTAAAAAATCAATAAGATCTTTTAAATTACTATAATCCTTGTGTACAAAAAAGGTTTTTTTCTTTTGTGTTTTAACATCCCTAAAGCAAACCAAGAATAGTTCTTTTAAAGTTTCAATATCATATATCAATGAATTATTTATCATGTTAAATCCTCAACTGGTAAATCAAATGTTTCACTTGTTAAATTTTCTAATTGTTGTCTAACTCTAGCATCATGGACAACCACTTGATTACCCCAATTAATTAATTTAATTTCAACTGGATATTCAAGAGAATCACTAGATACCCTTATTCCCTTTCCGCTCATTTTGGGAAAAAGCTCTATAAATATAGTTACTTTTGACATAATTATGTTATTTTTATTGGTTCAGGTATAGTAAAAGTACAATCTTGGGGTAATTCTTCAATAGATTTTAATATATGAAGTGCTTTCCAATTTGCATAGAACTCCTCTATTCCCCTTTCTAAGCCATAGTGACTAATATATTCTTCATATATTAAAACAGGTAAAGAGTTTTCAGCACGCATCTCATTTTCTTGTACTATTTTCTCAAAGTATTTTATCCCCCTTTTTGGTATGCCTGATACTCCATCTGAAGTATCCCCGGTTATCATTTGAGACCAAATAAACTTATCTTGTTCTTCAAGTGTAGTATTTACGAATACATTATGATAAGCATCATACCATTTTCCTTCTAAAGATTTTAAATCTTTATCTACTACTACTGGTATACTATTAGGATAGTGTAATCTAGTAATATTAACTGCATCATCCGTTTCAATAATATCAACAGGTATGAAATGATATTGATCAATTAAATACTGTTTAGCTTCAGAAATAAACTGTGGTCTCTCAATCTTTTTTCTATTCTCTTTATAGTTAGGATAGTATTTCTTTCTAAAGTAATTTCTAATATTTCCACCAATAAATCCTATATATTCTGAAGCATTTAAACCAGTAAATAAAGTATTTAAATAAGAGTCAATAGCTCCCTTAACCTCCTCTAAATTTTTATCATAATATATATAATTACCATTTGGATCTAATTCAGGTTTACCAAATTGATCTAACACCTTATTTTTATTAGTAACAATATATAAAATAAAGTCCCCGTCAATAATTAATAGGTTATTTTTTTCTATATTATCACTCTTACTATTGATCAAACTATTGTAATCTATCATTATTAATATTTAGAGTCTCTTTATTTAAATCCATTTTATCCCATACTTCATTATCACCAATATCCATTCCTATTTTATTTTCTATCCATTTTTTCATTTCTAAACTCTTATCAAGAATACCATGTATATCAGAATATTTCATTCTATTCTTAATAATGTTTTTTGCAGGAATAGATAATTTTGAATATTTACCATCTATTAGTAAATGGATATCATTAGTATATTTATCAGGAAATGTAAATATAACTAACCTATATTTCTCACTAATATCAATAGATGAAAAATAATTTGGCGTAGCTATTAAGTTATCCAATATTTCATCAGCACCTCCAGTACTACTAAATAGTACAAATAGACACTCTGGTAATTCATTATATTGCTCACATTTAATGTAAGTATCATATAAGAAATGATCATATTTCTTATCTAATTCCAATAGTGGATATATTCCCCATAAGGATATATTACACATATTAACTTCTTTGATCATTTATATTTTTTTATTATAAAAACTATTTTTCTTTCTTCCAGACTGTTAACTGGGAAAAAAGTAACTTTACCACTACTTCTAATATAAGTAACACTATCATCAGGAAGTAAGCCTTTCTCAACTATACAGTCAAGAAAGGCTTTATCCCAAACCATTCCATAATTTCCAACATCCCATTTTTGATTATTGGGAAAATTCGTTTCATTTTTCCAGATAATACGTCCTTTTCTCATTTGAACTGTATTATAATTCCAAGGAACATGAAACTCCATTTCAATTTCTACTGGGTAAGGAAAAACTATTTCAGGTAAAAAAGGTATAATAAAAGAACTAATTTGTTCTTTTATCTTTGCTCTAATAAAATGATTAGTGGTTGCCCAAATTAGATTACCATTTATTTTTTTAAACTTATATTTAGAAGTTTGAATATGTGTTGGAAATCTACCTAGTGTAATAATCATTGTTCGAGTCTATAAAGCCAATAATTGCCAGAAGAATATCTCCAACTGTATTCTTTTCCATTATTACTAATAGAATATACATCGCTCTCTTCATTAACATAATAAATGGAAAAAGTATACTCATTTATTTTTGATAAATTTATTCCTGATATTATAGTATTAATTGGCGTTTCAAACGAACCACACCTTTCATCGGAATATTTTTTGAATACCATTCTACCTTTAGGATCCAATACAACGCTATCAGGATTTATTTTTAATAATAGTTTTGATACATCACCTTTACTAATTATTTTTTTTAAAATCTCCGTAGTGAGCGGTCTAAATTTATTAACCTTCTTTAGTTTTTCATAGCGATTTGTTACAATTGTCCGAAATTTTGTAGACATTTCTTTAAAATATTTCGATTTAGCATTTAAATCGCTAAAGTCTGGATATTTAAAAGGAAAGAAATAATCTGAAAACATTTCACCATTATCTATAATAGTTGGTAGTTTATTTTCTTTAATTACTAATTTAAATTGAGCTTGTAAAGAATCACTTAATTCCGATTCAAACAAAGAATTATTTATATAAATAATTACTTCATCATTACTTTCAGGAATTAATTTTTTACCTAAAATTAATTTTAAACAAAACTTTTCAAGATACTCTTGTTTTAGTAAAACTAGTACAATAGGTTTATAATCTTTAGTAAATAAAGAACCGAAAGATCTTATATATGAAGAATTAACAATACGGGTTTGTTTAAAAGAACTACAAGTTGAAACATCGTCTTTAAATAAAATTGACTGTACTAATTCCTCTTTGTTTAAAGAATCGTTTTGCATATATATACTTACATTAGAACAGTTATCCTCTAGTAACCCAAGAGTCATAGAATTAACTACATCTTTTGTTAATATATCTTTTTTTAACATTAAGGATATAAGAACCTTTTCACTTCCTTTATAATTAATAAATTCCGATTCTTCCCTTAAAGAAGAAATGTAATTATTAACTATACTGCATACAGGAATATATCCATCTTTTATAGAAGATAAACTAAATAAAGGAACTGTAGTAAGTTTACTGTTAAAAAGATTATTTAGTGTTACCGACATTTTCAATTACATTTTTAAAAATTGGCATTATTAGTTCATATTTAAATGGAATTTCTCTAATAGTATCTCCAACTCTTTTATTAAATAAATAGTTAGCAAACCCTGCCATCATCATAGAAGCAATTTGCATTGAGCAATGAGTAGTAGATTTATAAGTGCATGGTAAATCAGCAACCTGTGAGTCATCAAAGAGATTTTTCATATATTCCTCTTCATTCCCCTTTTGTACAAAAAATACTTGAAAGCTTTCTGCATTTATTCTACCATCAATAAAAATTTCTCTATTTTCATATTCTTTCCATTTATTAAAAGCTAAAATTCTAGCTTTCATATTATCAAAACATGAAAAAACAATATTATTAGTAGGGCAAGAATTATTATATTCAAGACCAGAATCTTGAACATAATTAACTCCATCATTTAATAGCGCAAGAGTTTCTATTAAAGCTGTAGTTTTTAATTTACCACCATCTCCTTTTTTACAAAGTTGACCAGAAAAGTTAACTTCATCAAAGGTATCCATATCATATAGATATAACGGACATTCAGTTCTTGACAAGCACAAAGATAGAAAAGAACCAATAGACCCGCAGCCTAAAACTAAAACTGCGGGCATATTGTCTCGTTGATACCAACCTGAATCTTTAAACCTTGTCATTCTATTTGAAACAAGCAAATCAGGATTTTCTAATTCAAGTATATCTTCCATTTTAAAAAATTATTCATGAAAATCAGCAAAATCAGATATAGAAGGAATAATTAATGATTGAGTTTCTTCTACTCCATAGTTTTTAACAGTCTGTTCAGAAATATCAAAATCTACAATATTAGAGTCTTTTAATTCATTAATATAATCTTTAACTAACTCTAAATAATCGTATTTACTCAACATTTTAATAGAGGCCATTATTACCTTTAAAACAACTTCGCTATATAATTGTTGATTCCCTAATAGATTATCAATGATAGAAGGTTGAATACCGGCAGTAGTTAAACATTGATCAATAAAATCATCAAGATTCTTGAAATAATCCATGAATAAGTTCTTGATAATAGTAACACCATTTTTGTTTTTAACTAGGTTTTTTCTATTAAAGTTAGCTAGAATATAAGATAATTCTTTACTTAAATCATCAGCCGAATCAGCAAATACAAATGTTAGATAATCTTTAATATTTAAATTAAAACGATTATTAGGAGTATTAACTAAACTTAGTCTTATTTCAACACAATTACTCTTTTCAAGATTAATTAGTTCCTTACACCCTTGTTTATCCATATAAAGATGTCTAATCGTAGTAACTGGAAAATTAGTTTGAATAGTTGTATTACTTTTAAACGGTTGATAAACAGGATAGGTTTTTGGTCTATTTACAAATTCAGTTAATCTGTTTGTAAAATATTCAGAAACTAAATTACAAGGAGGTTGTTCAAATTGAATAGAACAATCCGCGGTTAATAGAACATCATTAAGTTTTGTAGGAGAAGTATATACTTTACCAAAACGATACGTATACTCCACTTGTGATTCCTCCTTATTAGGTTTACCAATCATTGCTATTTTAGCAGTATATTCTCCCTTAAAATTAACAATTAGAGATAGATAATACTCATAATGACGAGTATTATCCTGTAATTCCTCCATATCTGTTCCTGAAAAGAAGGTAGCCATGTTATGATGTGTGTGAATAAGTCCACGTTTATACCCATCTTCTATCATATCAAATACACCACCTTTATCCATCATTTCACTAATGGTTTCAGTAGTAATAGAAGCAGAAGTGTGTGCTGCACTACCAATATCCATTAAATGAAAATGATCTGCCATTATTACTAGGTTGCCATCATGAATATTACCACTTACCTCTTTAAACAATAGTACTCCACACCATTCAATAGGACCAACTTTTGTATGAGCTAAATCTATTTCTTGTTGTAGTTTTTCAGAAATTATAACAGTTGGTTTATTTTGATAAAGATCAATTACTTGTAATCTCGGAGTAATCGTAGGCTGAATATTATTAGAAGGGGGAGTAAATCCCTTAACAATAGTTCTTTTTCTATTATGTTTCATAATTTTTTTTAAATTAAATGGTTTAAATTATTTATTAAAATTTTATTTATTCCAATTGTTAGACTATTAAGATAATTAGGATTAATAACTTTGTTAATTAATGAATTATTTTCAAAATCAGTACTAATTACATCTCCTTTTATAGTAGAATTATTAAATTTAAAAGATCTTTGGGATACTACTTTTTTATACCGATTTATTTCATCTCTTTCATCAGAAGTATTTGGTGTTAGATATAAATTTAATTCTGAGTTAAATCCTAAAAAAGGAATAGATAAATTAGGAATAGACAAACTTAATAAAATCTTTTCTAACTTTTGCGAATCTACTTCTGGAATACCATTTCTATCTATAATAGGAATATCAATATTTTGAATAATTTTAACACATTCTTCTGTATCAATATTATATTTTTGTAAACCAGATAGAGGGATATAATTAGCACTAGATATATCTCCTATTCTACGATATGGCCCGCCCTCTAAAGATTCCCAAGATAAATAACCTATAAATTCAATTAAAAAGGTTTCTAAATCTTGCGTAGTAAAATTTATTTCGGAATGACGTAATTTTGAAAAAGAAACTGCAATCTTAGTACTCCCAAAGCAAAATCCAGAATTAAATGGAGTGCTACTAGTACCAGAACCTTGTATATGAGAATGTATATATTCTGCTTTCCATTCTCCTAAAGTTCTATTGGGTCTATAGCCATATAAATTAGCTAAACGCAAAACATTATTTCCATAATCATAAGAGAATTGAAATTTGATATATAAATCTTTTATAAAATGCGATTTCCCATTAGAATTTTTTATTAAAATACTTGGAAATTTAATATAAATATCGAAATTAGTATCTCTAGTTTTAATAGTTTTTATATTCGCTAAAAGATAGTCCAATTGCGTAATATCGAGATTTTCTGCTAAATAAAAAGTTTGAAAAATACCCTTAATATCTTGTAATTTTGACTTAAAAAGACCAATAGACTTATCTACTATTACTTTTACTTGTTCATCATTAATAATTGAAAAAGTACTTTTTAAGTCCTTTGCACTAAAACTATACCCATCACCAAAAAAATCCTTTAAATAATAAACTGCTGAAGAATCTTTATAAACTTCTACTTTCTTAACATTAAGTATATCCGTAAAAGTGGGGTCTTTTTTTTTACTATTTACTAAATAATAATTAAAAATATTACTTTTTTCATTAAAAAACTCTAAATCCTCTGTTTTACTAACAATGGTATCTGGTTCTAATATGGTTGTCATATTTTTAAAGTTTAAAATAATAAAGGGGAAGAATTTGAATCTTCCCCTTTATATTAATATCTGTATATTATCTTCCCCCAAGTAGCTTACGGGCCTCTTCTAAATCTCTATCATCAGAAGAAGATTTCTTACTACTAGTAGTAGTAGCAGTACCAACTGAATCTGCTGCAATTTCTACTGATGTTTCCAATGATTCAATTAGATCATATAGTGACTCACAAATTTCGGGATGTAAAATAATAGAATTGATTCTATTATTTAATTCATCTCTTAATTTTCTAAGCTCAACTATTTCATTAGAATCTACTTCACCGGCTTTCATTTTACTTGGACTAGAAGCAATTCTAATATCACCATCAGGTAAAAGAGTTGATGGGCCAACTAAACCAATTGAACCTTCAATAACAGCAAAATTATTACCGCTTAGATCACTAGAACTTAGATGAAGATATTGTTCATTAAATTCACCCCAAGTTAATCCATTTTCAACATTTTCAAACTTACTAATTGCATTATTAGAAGTATTAACATACTTAACTGTTCTCATTACTTTAAAATTTTAAAACTTTTTAATTTATTTATTAATTTTTCTTTACCATATTCTTTTCTAAAATCCGAAATATCCAATCTTTTATTTAATTTACTTTTTTCTTCTATGATAAAACCTTTAATACCAAATGATTCTAGGTAAACTTTTTGTTTTAAGCCACAAACGTCATTATCAAAAACACTCACAATAATGTTTGCCTTATCTTTTATATTAGATATTTGTTCAGTGGTAAATTTTTTACTTTCAGTAATAGTAGCTATGGAAAATATACCTAACTCATCTAGGGTCATTATATCTTTTCTAGCCTTGGTAATTACTAACATATCTAGTTTTCCCTTTGGTAATTGTTCCCATCCTTGTATAATATTAACACCATTTCCTTTCCATTTACTATGTTTTGGAGCTAGTGGTCTATAGTATTTAATAGATTCTTGATCTAAAAACTTATAAATAGGACAAGAATTGCTATATGACCATTTCCACTTACCATTAATAAATAGCTTATTAATAGCAAATATATTATACTTAAATAGTGTTTTTTGACTTATACCATAGTTTTCCCAATATTGTAAATCAATACTAGTAAATGGTCTTTCTTCATCTGAAAATTCTACCGGATTGTTATGTATATAACTTATTACAAGTGGATTATTATTAAAATTTGTAATAGTATTTAAATGTAAATCAACTGATATTTTCTTTAGAGTCTCCACAAACCTCAAATTAAATATTCTTTGGACTAATTGAAATACGTTTCCTATTTCATGATAACTATGGTCTATCCATAGAAGTACCCCAGTTGAGTTATAGAAAAGTGAAAAACTAGGAGTTCTATCTTCTCTCCAAGGGCACTTCATGGCAGATCCAATTTTATATTTACCTAAATAATGACTATATATCTGTTCTTGTGAACATTTTTTAAGGATTAACTCCTTTGTTATTGCTAATTCTATATTGACCATTATTTAAGCTTTATAAAATTTAGAAAGGACTAGTTTCAGAAGAAACTTTTGGTTGTTCAGACCCCTCTTGTACAAAATTATAAGGATAAACACCATAATTTTCTTTTGCATAACTATCTTTTTGAATAGCATTCGCAATAGAAACTACACTCTTAACAAATCCGGGTAAAAACTTCTTATTATAGATATTATAATATCCATTACCAGTAATACCCACAGCTGCCCAAACAGAATTAGTGGATTTAACTGAATTAATAATAGAAGCTATTTCAGAAATATCACCTTTAGTAAAAATAGACTCAATAGTGTCCAAACGACATTCCTGATCCTTTTCTACACAACCGATAGCTCTAATAAAATTAGTAAGTGCTTCTTCGCCAGCATATGCCTTTCTAGCACTCTCTTGATCAAAGATAAAGGTAATATCTTTACCACCAACATTAACAGTTCTACTTGGACCAATTTTACTTGGTTCAGTACCCCACTGGAAATTACCAAATTTATCAACCCATTGAAAACTACCGGGATTTTTAGTAGATTCTTTACCAACTGATAAAAAGAAGGTAGCTTTAGTTTTAACAGTAGTATTTTCCAAATAAATATCAATTCTAGTATTACCTCTTTCGGTGTTTAAATATGAGGGATCTTTGTCAGTTTTAATCCCCATTTCATTCATTTCGTCCTTAGTAGGATTTACACACACAACATTAAAAGTAGTAATACCATGATATTTGTTACTCTTTGGTTTACTTTCATTTTCATTAACTGTAATTGCCATAATTTAACTTTTTAATTTTTAAAATTTTAATTTATTTAATCAATATATATTTTATTCCAACCTATTTCTTCTATTTGATTTTTATCGTTTGATTGTAACATTACAAATTCTTGGTTTCTTAAGTGTTCGGGTCTAGCTCCACATGTTACAATATCGCTAGTTTTAAAACTTAATATCGTTTTATTTCCTTCTCGTTTTAATAATCCTATAGCATCCGCATTAGCACAAATAATATTTTTAACTTTTCCAGTTAAATCTAAATCTGCTGCTGATACTTCTTTAGAATCAATAGTTAAAAGCTTTTCTTTAAGATGAGCACAAATAATAGTATATGGAGCAAGAGTCTCAATATAATTGGTTAAGGATTCCATAGCTATTCTTAACCAATAATAACCTGCTCCATTGGGTAATTTTAGCACAGAATCTTCTCCCGGCCTACTACCAAAGTTTTTACCAATTGGTGTATCTTTATATTTTGCTAAAGCTACACTAAGAGCAATATCCTCAAGTGCAGTTACCGTATCTATTGCTACATATTTATAAGGTTTTCCAGCTTTTAAAATAGCATCTCCGCATCTTTTCAAATCTTGTGCAGTTTCAATCTTAACTTTTAAAGCTGAAACATAATCTGAACCATGTTCAGTATCTAATATTAAACAGTTATTTAAAGCTGATAAAAGAGTGGTTTTACCAGTCTTAGGTTTGCTATAGATTATAAGTACTTTTGGTGATTTTATACTTGCTTCTATAGGAGCTGTAGGTAGTACAAAAGTTTCTTCCATTAATTATTGTAATTGGTTATAAATTTCTATCATTTTCTTACTATTAGGTGCTGGTAGTTCTTCAAAATAATTGGCTGCACCATTAAAATATAAATCTAAATTGATATTACCACCTCCTCTTCTATTTAAAAGAATAGAAAGCTCACGATAATTATCTTTTAATTTATTTATATCATACCCACCATTAATAGGATATGTTACTATTTTATATCTATAAGGAGCAAATAAACCAATCATTAAATCACAATCTCTAGCTGTAAGTTTACAATCACCTAATCCATCTGCTGATGGCCTTATTTTTTCAATAATACTATTTCCTTTAAAAGTAAATTGTTGTTTTTCCTGATCAGCAGCTTGTTGCTGTATACCTATTAAGGTATATTTAAAATTATCTCTTATTTTAAGAGCATAATCTGATGAAAATTTATGCATTGCAGACCAAAGATCTTCTCCTTTTTCAGGTTGTAATAAATTAAAATTATCAACTATTATCAAAACCTGTTCTTCTGGATCATTTGGGACATAATAATCATACATTAGATTTTCACCATTATTCATAATTACCTCTGTACCATCATTTTTATAGAACTTACCATGCGTTTTAGCATAATCTCTTATTAGTTTGTAAATTCCATAAGGATTTCTTACTTGGTCTATAAACTCCACAACTGTTTCAACCCATCTAAAATATTCTTCATAAGAAGATATAATTTCTACTAATTTATCTTCAAGAATATACCCGTTAAAATAAGATCTAAGATTATCAGTAGAAATAGTAATCTGATAATCTTTAAATATTCTGTTAGAAATCATTTGAAGAATTTTATCCTCCTTGCTTATTTCTAAAGAGAAATAGAATATTTTAATCTTAAGTTTAGCATCGGGATGAGAAGAAAGAAAATCAAGTGGTTCATATAAAAATAAGAAATCTCCAATCTGCGTTTTACCGACCTTTGAATTTGCCGTTACAATTATATATCTACTCCTTTGAATACCGGGTATTACACTACTTAATTTAGGCATATTCGGCCAAGGTATAGCAATGTATCTCCCATCTTTTCTTATTTTTTTATTTATGAGTAATTCTTCTTTTACTCTATCATATATCATTATAACCTCCTTTCTTCTATACTAGTAGTAACATTAACTTGTCCTTGCTCAACTAATCCTGATAATTGACTTAATCCATCTTTTTCAATTAAATAATCAGCACAAGTTAAAAAAGAGTAATTACCTTCAAATTTACTAATATAAGATCTAGTAACATTTAAAATACTTTCAAAAGATACTCCGGGATGATTTAAGATAAATTTCTTCATTTTACGATAAACCCCAGCCTTATCTCCTTTAACCAATCTTCCACCACTTGTAACCCCAGATGGAAATAAATTTCTATATTCTTGACAAAATTCCATTAATTCATCTGCCATTAATATCTTTTCACCCTCAATTATTTCAAAGTCTTTAAGTAGTTCTAAACCATATTTAGTAATACTTATTTTATTATCAGAACTTTTTATAATTAGGCGATTATCTATTAAAAAATTATCTCTAATAGAAAGATTAATCGAAGAAGAAAGTTGAAACTCCGTAGTAAGAAGATATAAAAATAATATTTCATCTGGGGTTAAAAAATGTTTATTTAAATTTTCAATACTAATTTTGATCATTAGTAAAATATATTATTTATACTTTTATTTAAGGCAATATCATAATATTCTGCTTCCATAGGGTCATTAATAATTTCTTCAACCATTTCCTTATTCATTGGAATTTGATGTTCCATTCTTAATTTAACCACTATTTGATCAGGAGATAAAGTTTTATAAGATTTTATTATATCACTAACATATAGCCTTTTCTCTAAAGAAAAAGAATTAATTTTTTCCTTTATTTTTACATAGCTACCTCGCTTTCTTCTTGCCATTTCCACTTATACTTTGATGAAACCTCATTATTATAAATAAACCAAATTTGTTTTCTTTCTTCTTTTGTATAGTGAGTATTCTCTAAAGCTCTGCGAAGAGACAATTTACGAGCAAAGTTTTTATTAAAACTATCTAATTTATTACATTTAGACCTTCCTTCAGAAATAAGATTTTTCTCTTTATTTAAATCATCCCATTCCGATATATGACAATAAGTTTCTCTTATTTTTTCACCTTGAAAATGTTCAAATTGAACAATAATACTTTCACCAGTTTTAAATTTTACTTTCATAATTTAGATTTTACTAGGCCATTTATATTTTTTAATTCCATTAAGAGTATTAACCAAATACAATCTTTGAGCTTCAGAAAGATGCTTTGGGTGAAATGCGAGAACTTGTTTTGGGTTATCTTCATGATAAAGAACATATTCTCCTAATCTTTGTTCTTCCATTGTACGTGCCTTAACACATTTAAAAGGTTCATGCGGCATTTTGTATACGTTTAGATTTTAAATAAACTATTGCTTTAAAAAATCCATGTTCATTATAAATAAGATAAGCATGGTGTAAAATATCATCAGAATAACCTTCAAGTTTATTAATTACCTTTTGTATATCAATGTAATTAATATTTTTTTGAATTGCTTCTATTGAATTATCCTTATCAAATAAAAAAGTTTTAAAGTCTTCTTTTAACTTTTTAATAAATTTAGTCAGATGATGCATTTCTAGAGAGTTGTAACCAATATGTATTTGGTCCGTTAAGTAATACTTTACCTATATTAATTACAGTAGTTCCATACCCAGCAACAGGATATTTTTTTAAATAATCTTGATATTCATCCCAAAGGAGTTCAAATGTATTAGCTCTTAAAGTTTCATATTTCATTTATACTTATATCTTTTAGTTTTAAAAACAAGCAAGGAAAAGTTGATCGAGGACACCCCCAGTCTCTTACTTCCCCTTGCTTTAGTTTTTTATTTAATAAATATTTAATTGTTTAACTTTATCATTAAGAAAATTTATCTGGCGTTGGCTACTTGGTTCTCCTAGTTCAATATCAATATCATCTAAATCTTTTACGCCATTTGTACAATAAATACCATCAAAGTAGTTAGATAATTTGTCTAATCCCTTACTAAAAATACCACGAGTTTTTCATTCAGAAGCTAAGCGATCTACATATTTATTGACCATCTTCAAATTCTTTTTTAAGTTTTATATAAGTTTGTTTACGGTATTCTTTTTTTCTTTCGGATTTTTTTGATTCCCATTCTTTCCATTCCTTGTATCTCACTTTAAATTCCTCTAATTTTTTCTTATATTCTTTTCTTCGTATATTATTATTTCTTATAACTTGCTTCTTTTTATTAGAAGATAAAGGTTTTTTATAAATAACAGATAAATACATTTCTTTATCAAAGTCTTCATATGATCCTCTACAACAAATAATAAAATCTTTTAAAACACACCCATCTTCTAATTTATAATTAGAAATAACTTCATTTATTATACTAAAAGTCATTTCTTCTCCTGAATATAACTCTTTTCTTTTTTCTTCATATTCCTCATCTTCTAAATAAAGATAAGGTTTTAAAGGCTTATACAAATTATTCATTTATTTTAGCTATTATATTTTAAATTTAGTACCGAAGGTGGGACTCGAACCCACACTGCCTTTTACGGACAACAAGATTTTCTTACCACTATAGTTTTCACTACTTTATATAAATATAAATTTGTGGTCTGGACTATTTCTTCACCATGATATTTCTATTTTAGGTGCAGTAGCATTTAGTCTCTACGGCTGAATCTATAATAAATTTATAGCCTATGCCTCGGTGTTAGCAACTCCTTTCAAGTAAGCTTTCGCCGATATTCTACTGTTCACTAATATAATTTCTTATATTAGGCTCAATTTCTATTAATTCTTTCTTTTTATATTTCTTTCTTTCAATGGGTATTGAAGATAATTTGGATATATTATTAAGTTGTAGTTCTCTTCCATATTTTCCAGTACAAGATTTAGAACAAAATGGACCAGATTTTCCATTTCTATTTCTGTCTCTAATTTTGTTACCTTTTATTATAAAATCAGTCCCACAATATATACACTTTACTTTGATATCGTAAAGTCTTTTTATATCCTGAATAGAATGTTCTTTTCTATTTATTATTCTTAAATTATCTAGATCGTTATTAAGAGGATTACCATCAATGTGATCAATGGTTTCATTAATATTTAAAATTCTATTTATTTCTTTTTCCACCAAATACTTTGGGTAAGAAATGGTAGTATTAGTACCATCTAGATATTTCAAATATATTCTTAATCTACCATCTTTAGAAAGATATGGTCCATATAATTTATGTTCCTTATAAAACATTAAAAAAATTAATTATAGTTAAAGTCTTGCGTGTCTACCATTTTCACCACTTCGGCCCATTATTTTATTAATGAGGTATTTGAATCAAGGGAGTTGATCCACCAAGATTATACTGAGAAACTTGTCCATTCCAGCGTTCAATCCACAATTTTTGGATAAGTAAATCTGTTAAGCTCTGTTGTATAAGAGCATTAGCTTTAGCTGTACCTGCGGCATTAATCATCTTACTAGCACTATCACCTTTAGCTTCTGCAATCTTTTGATTAGCTTGAGCAATAGACTGTTGAACTTTCATCTGTTCAGTTTCAGCATCTTGCTTGGCTCTAATCTTATTAGAAATAGATTGAGCTATCATCTTATCGGTAGGACGAGGATTGTCTAGAATTGATAGTTGACTAATATCAAATCCATCCTTTCCAAGGATAACCTTAAGCTGTGCTTCAGCTTCTCTTTCATAAGAAGGTCTATTTGATAAGAGACTATCCATTGTGTAAGTACCTGCTAAATCATTCATAACTTTTCTAACAGTATTACGGATATAACCTTGATTAAGGACATCAAGATCATCTGTTTTATACTTAAGATAGATATGAGAGGCTTTAGAGGCTATGATAGTGTAGTTAAGACCTACATTAACATAAAAGCCAGAACCTCCTTTACAACCCAATGTAAGTTCTTGATTTTCTTCTCCCCCTTCTTGAGTAGAATTAGAGTAAACAACGTGCTGCATACTAACAGGAAAAGACACAACATGAGAGGTAAAAGGAAAATACCATACCCAACCGTTTTCAAGAGGAATGGAGTCTACTCCTCGATAATTACCAGAATAGGATACTTTAAATCCTACATTACCGGGAGTGATACGAGTGCAAGCAGTAATAAAAATTGCAAGAATGACAAAAAGAAAAAATGATTTTTTCATAACTCTTGTTTTAATGATTAAACTTTTAATTTGTTAATTTTTTAATAATAAATTGTAAAAATCTTATTTCAATATATATACTTATTATTAATTCTATTAAACCTAAAACTAGATAAATATAATCACTTAGATTGAATAGAATTATTGCTATATTAACCGGCCCTATTGTAAATATTATTACCGATAAAATACATAATAGAACCAAAAGAAAGTTTCTTGTATTTAGCATTACTTAGTGTATTTATCTTTGATTTTATTAATAATCTCATCAATATTTTCACACTCTATCGTTGCAATAACAATATCATTTCTAATGGTTGAATCTTTTACTAAAGGTATTTCATCAATTTGGATAAAGTTACGTGGATTAATAGTAGGTAATTCACGTTGTGATTGTAAAAGTTTACGCTCAGGTAATAATAGATTATTATATTGCTTTATAAGTTTATTATATTCAGTAGCTATTTTATGAATAGGATGTGTTTTAAATTCTTTATCTCTGTTTTTCTTTAATATATTATTCTTATTATTAATAATAGTATTTATTTCTGTACATATTTTTTGAGTTAATGCCTCTATCTGCATTTTAGTGAGTACCATTTTCTATATTTTAAATTGTTAAAAAATAATAAGTTAATACTAACTGAACTATGTGTAAAAATTGATCAAATCCTATTGATACAAAAAAAGAATAGACTTTTTTCTTTTCCCATAATTTATGATTAAGTTTACTTGTAAAATAATCTGTAATAGTATGAGATACAAACGTAATAGGTAAAAACCATACTAAATTAGGGTGTGTATGGATACATTGTATTATTACAATAAGAGGTAGCCAACAAGTGCTATAATTAGTAGTATGACTTATTAAAGCTAGGTTATTATTCCATTTATTTATAGCCTGCCATTCAGTTTGTAAAACAAAATCAGCCATTCAATGGGTAAATAAAACATCAATAACTATTAAAATTATTTCCATTTTTATATTCTTTCAAAATATTTAATCCAAGATTGTAAAGTATATAGGGGGTTACTAACAAAAATTAACTTTTTATTAATATTAGTAGTCATACCAATCATTACTCCATCTTGTGTTAAGCTAACTCTAATAAATCCTTTAACCCAATCTCCTTTATTATTTTCAGTAAACCCTGATCTTTTTAATATTTTAATTATTTCTTTTTCAGTATCAAAAAGAATATCATCTTTAATTAAAACTCCTGTAATTTTTACTTTAAAAAGAAGGAACCAAATAAGTTTAATTGAATTGCTTAAGTTTATTAATATATTCTTTATCTTCTGCATATCTACGTCTAATTAAATAATCATAATATGATTCATTATAAGCCCTAGGAACCATTTTTTGCCACTTATGGATATAATATATGCATTCACTATCAGATTTAAATTTGAAAGGTTGTATACCACCAAAACCCATCATATTATGATATTTTTTATAGTATTCTGAAGTAAAGTTACCTGTTTCTAATCTCATTTGATTATAAACAATATCTTTAGAATCTATAGAATCATGAAGCATATAGATATAAATAGAATCTTGCTTTGTTAAATAAGATAAAGATGATTTTCTAGTATAAGATGTATTCTCATCAGAAGATTTAATAATCCATGTCATAAATAAAAACCATATAAAAAATATTACATATGGAATAACCTCTAATATAATTTTTTTAATTTGGTTTTTCATTTTTTCTTGTTTTACGAGTATTTCTTAAAACCTTTAAAAACTCATTAAATGATAATTCATCTAATTTTTCCTCTAACATAACTAATTTATCATAAACATTAATAGTTTTAATCTTACTTATTAGTTTATTAATTTTAGTTAATGAAAATTCTAACTCTTCATACTCATTAGATGTTATATTTTCAAAAACCGTTTTAACTTTTTTAATTAGTTGTACTTGAGCTATATATATAGAAACACCACTTTCATTAGTACTAGTATTTTTAACCTGATGAGTTTTATAAAAGTGTTTTAAATAACTTTTAGAAAAAGCTGAATCATTATCTAATAAATTTCCCATTTGATTATTTTTTTATTTTTAGTAGCCCCAAAGAGACTCGAACTCTTACGCTTGAAGCAATAGTTCCTAAAACTATCGTGTCTACCAATTCCACCATAGAGCCAAATATAGAGTTTCTTACTAACGGTACTCTACAAACCTTGCTTGCTGGCAATAGAATTACTTACTACTATTCTTCGCATTTCATTCTATCCTGTCAGTGTGCCGCCTTCAACAGTAAGAATAACTATATTTAATCATTTTTAAGTCTTTTTTAAGATTATTAAATTTCAAATACTTTTTTATCAATAATTTTTATTCTATAAGAAGGTTGTAAAGAAGATGATTTTGTAATGAACAGAAGCCAGTTGACTCGTCATGTTGTTTTATGAGTTCGTAATTATTCATTATTAGTAATTTGATTAATAAATGATATTGGTAGATGAACATTAGTAGGAGAGTCTTTAAACATAGGTGCTATTTCTTCTATTTTAAAACCAGCTAAACCACATCCTATCTCAGTAACTAAAAAGTTATATTGTGGGTTTTCTTTTGCAAATAATAAAAATTCATTTACTTGATCTTTAATAAATTCTAAAGAAACACTTCTACTTCCTTTTGCTAAGTCTTTTGTGATAATGGCATAAGAATTTCCTTGTAATCCTTTTGCTTGTCCATAAATTGCTCCATATTTTAATTTAGCCGTTAAAGCTGCTCCTTTTCCATGTCTCCCTTCTGTATTGGAGCCAAAGACAAATATAGTGGGTTTATTCATCTAGATTAAATTTTGAAGTGTATGTAAAAGTGCTGCTTCTGTTGCTTCTTGTGGAGAAGTATAATTTACCAATTCATCAATTATTTTTGATAACCACATATCAACTTCATTCTTAAAATTGATAAATGTACAGCCGATTCTATAATAACAAATTCCATTTATCCAGTGAGGAATTAAATGAAACTGTGTTCCAAAATTCACTCTTATCCACTCAATAGCTAAAGCATGAGTTGGTATAGAAGAACAATACTCTTCTATTTCTGAGTTTTTTGAAAGAAAATTTTCATATATATCTGAGGTAGTATCTATATTCTCCACATCTTTCCATCCAACCACACCCTTATGTTTTCCAGTGTAATAAAAACAAGGTATATCAAATCCCTTTTCTTTAAGTAATTTACTTACTTCAAAAGAACAATAAGCCTCTGTAATATTATTATTTATTATCATTTTTATGAACCTTTAGAATATGAAATGTTTTAAACTTAAATTCCAGATCACTCCATAGAAATCCTAACGAACATAAAATAACTAAACTATCTACTAATTTGGTTAATGCACAAACTAACCAATAAAAGTTGGACCGTTTTGAATGACTAGTTCTAATGATATTCATGATTTCAAATATTTTCGTATTAACTGAAATAGTTCTTTAGTATTAGTTAAATACAATTCTTTATTAGGATTAATTGGTATCCAAGCAATATTAAAACCATGATTAGAATCTTCTGTTTTTTCTGTCACTTTTTTACCATTAATAGAATATAGATATACCCAAGGAACATTGCTAACAATTTCTATATTAACGCCAATTTTAACTAACCTTTTAATTAATATTTGTAAATTATCTTTCATGGCTTATTTTTACCAATGTCTTCAAACATAAACCAAATAGGAAATAATAATCGAATTAGTGTATTCATTTTTACTAATTAACCTGTCTATATAATTGTTCAGTTACAATTTCATATTTAGGACCATCTGGAGTATTTGCAATTTTCTCGACCCAAAATATTACACCTAAAGAAAAAAGTAGTAGCATACATATTCCTCCTGTAATTAATACCCAAGAAGGCCATAGCACATTGGGATTTTCTTTCTTTACTATTACAAGCGCAGCCGCACCATTAGCAAAAAATATGGCAGACCCAAATATAATTATAATGCTTAATATTACAGATAATATTATCATAACTGACTGATTTTGTTTTAAATACTTATGTTTTTGTGGTTATGGCAGGAATCGAACCTGCATTATGCCTATCCATTTTCTGAACTAATCCTTTCGGACTTGATGGTGTCCCCATGCAATTGGAATTCCTATTAAATAAACAATTAATAAAATAACACCACACATCATGTTTTTTGATTTAAATAACTTGTTAATTTATTTTGAACTTCTATTACTTGTTCTTGTGATAAACCCGTACAGTAAAAACACCCATAATTAAACTTAGACTTAATTTGTCTATACTTAAAGCCTGGATATTCAATAAACTCTTGAAATTTATTATCTAACCATTCTGTAAATTCTGGTATATCCACAGCTAAGCCATAATATCTATCTTCAAGATAATCTTTGTACTTATTGTTAAACTCTTCAACACTCATAATGTAAATTTATCTAGTACTTTAGTATTTAAACCAGGAAAATTATGTTTCATTTTTTTAATTTTTATAGATTAAAGCCATTTAGGGGGATCATATTTATCTAAAATTTTATTTGTAAAAATACATATTTTAATAATTACTTGGATAATCCAAAATACAGGAAATAATAAAGAAAATATTAAAGTTATTAATACATTTTCCCAGTTAGAATTACCATCAAATATTTCCCATTTAACTAAATTAGAATCATTACCCCTTATATATCTTTTAATGAATATGTAAGTTATAATAGTAAGAATAAAGTATAGAATTAAATAAATCATATTTTAAATTTTAGTCTTCCCGGAGAGATTTGAACTCCCGACCTCTGCCTTAGAAGGGCTTTGCTCTATCCAGCTGAGCTACGGGAAGATTATTATTCATATCTTTTCACCTATATAATCAATAGGGTTAAAAGTAAACCAATCATTCATTTTCTATTTCTTTATATAGTGAGATATCAACTATTAAATTTGCTATTAAAAATATAACACTTACTACACCAGTTACAATAGCTAAAGTATCTATAAATATACTTAAACTATTATTTGAATTAGTAATGTCAATTGAATAACTATTCCAACCAACTATTCCCCACAATATGAAAATTAAAGACAGTACTATTTTAAATAATAGCCACTTTAAAATGTTTCTTTTTGTCATAGAACACTATTATTTATATGAACTGGCACATATTTATACTTTTTACCATTAACTAGATCCTTTAAGTGGTTAAGAAATCTATGATGATACAAAGCTCTTTGATATTGAGCTTCAGTATAAATATTTTGTAATTTACCGTGTTTTTGCTCTCTACGTAGTTGTGGCTTGGTTAAAGAGATATCTATCTCAGTAACATTTAAATGCTTGTCAATATGTTTTACTTTCATAATAAATGATTTTTAAATATTAATTTAATATTTTTTGAAAAACACCGATTAAATGTGACCAATGTTTACTACTAATAGACCCCGCAATATCTCTTTGTAAAGCTGGCGGTATCCTTTTTATCCTTTTTATATAAGTATAAGAAAGAGATCGAACTTCTTTATTATTCTTACAAGTATAATCTACACGTAAGTTATTATTTTCGTCAAGATAGACGGAACGAACATTTTTAGTTTTAGATATCATTTTAGTTTAATTTAAATGTGAAGAATTAATGGAGAATATCTCATCCCCATTAAAACAAAGAGTTTTATACAATTTTTTTAATTACGCAGTAACCTCTGCAAACATTTCAGTAATAAGAGAATCTACGTAATCCATATTAGCTTGTGCAGTATTTACTTCCTCTTGTGCAATTTCTACCGCACTCTGACAAGCTGAAATGTTATTCCAATAAGTACTTACATCAGTAATATTGCTGGTTGGGTATTTAGCATTTTCAAGCTTAATCTTAGCTTGATTCAATGCTTGTTGAGCATTCAATTTATCCATATTAAACTGCTGCTTCTTAGTTTGAAGGGCAGCCTGAGCAAATTCAGCATTACGAGCAGCGGTTTGCTCCTTTTGATCACCTCTAAGTGAATTAATTACTTTATTATAAAAAAGATTCATCTTTATTTTTTTAATTATTTTTTTAAAACTCTTTAACATCAATTTATTATATTGTATAAAACTCTATTAAATTATTTATCCAGATATATTATCAGTTGTAGTAGGTTCAATTGGCTGAGAATCTATAGTGGATAAGATCACTTGTTTCTTCATTAGCAAGTAAAATAACATTTTCACTTAACTGTTTAGTATAAAAAACACTTTCAAAAGATTCTATTGCATTATATTCTAATACAATATCCTCATCTATTAAAATGGGATTAATTCCCCATTCTTTAAGCCAATGATAATGTGTGTTAAAGTCCATATTAATGACTTTGCCATGTATGACTAAAATAATTAAGTCCTTCAAGATCTTTTGCAAGTTTATCTACTTCTGATGTAGTAACTGTAAAATAATCTTTACTTTTATCATCGCCTTTAAAGTGATTATTTGTTTTACCGGGAATACGGACAACCCGAACTGATTTGTCTTTTCCAAATACTGTAAGTACTGTCATTTGTTTTGTTTTTAGTTGTTTACCAATATTTTACTTTTTGTAATTCAATGTTATTCTCATTACTCTTTCCATATTTGAATAATCGAGAAGTATTAAATGAAACATATCATAATCTATATCAACGTCTTTATATTTATTATAGATATTTTTAATATCTCTACGAAGATTCTTGGTTATCTTTTTGCATTTTTCTTTATCTTCTCCATCTTTTTTCCTTAAAGTGTTTTCTATTTTCATTGTACTTTAGTTTAATATTATTAAAGTATTTAATGTAGTCCCTCTAGGACTTGAACCTAGGACCGTTTGGATATAAGCCAACTATTCTAACCAACTGAACTAAGGGACCAAAAATGCAAGTTTATGTAGGTTTCACCACTTACTAGAACTCTAATAAGTTCAAGGTTTTTATCACACCTACCCTTTGACTAGTCAGTAATAAGATAGTTCGTCAGACTAGTAATTAAGAACTAAATATCATTCATTAACTGGTAAATTATCAGGATCAAATTTCATATGTTTATCCCAAATTGCACCATCTCCATTCTTTTTCTGATTTTGATACGTTTGAATTGAACCACCAATTCTTTTACCATTTGAATAACGGAATAGCCATGTTCCATTAAAATCAAGAACCCAAATGGGTTCTCCATCTTCATAAGGGCAATAATTATTTATATCTTCCTGAGTAGCTAAACGAACATATTTTTGTTCAATATATCCATTATCATCTATTTCATTAAGTTCATTAGTTAATCGACAATAGTTGCTATCTAAAAAACCAATAGTATATATACCACCAATCTTTCTTTGGTGAAAATAACTAGATCCGGGTAATACTATTACTTTATCTCCTACTTTAACATCTTTTCCAAAAATTTTATCAAACAAGAGGTTTTGTTCTTTGGTACAAGCAGCTCGCATTTCTTGATAAAAAGATTCAGCAATTTCTATATCCTTTTTCAAAACAATATTAACAGCCCATATAAGACAAAGTCTCTCTTTCCAATCACGGCAAGCAGAATCAATAATAGATTGAGCTTGTACTGGAGTAATTACTCTTTTTTCTTTTTTCATACTTAATTGCTTTTCTTTTTGTTTTAAAAACCAAGTTGTATTTATCAGATTTTTTAAATTTATTCCCATTTGAATTTTATCACCTACTTTTAATTCAAATAATTGTAAATACTCAATAAGTTCATTAATTTCTTTCAAAGTTTTAAATTGAGGAGTATGGTTAAAACTTCCAAGTATTATATTAGGAAATACTTTTTTCAAGTCATCTGATGTTAAATCAAACTGTATAAAAAGGCAATTAGACATTCTCCAAGAAGTTTCACTTAAAAAATATCCCAAAAGGGGTATTTTATCATTAACTAATACAATTTTACATTCGTATTTTCCTAATTTAAATTTTTCATTTAATTTTTTCATATTAGAAATTTTGTGTGGACCATCCCGGAATTGAACCGGGGTCTAGCAAAGCTAATTAATTGGTTTTATTTATATACTTAGGATAGAGTTTTATCTTACTAACTCTCCAAAAGAATAAAAGGCTGCCCTGAAATTGAGCAAACTCCACCAACTAGTTTTTATAGAACTAGTAAACTATTTATTGGCTTTCTGTTCCTAAGAACTACTTAATTACTTAAGCAGCTGCCAATACTCGCTTTGCATAGAAAGTAGTAGCTACCTTCTTTTTAGCAAACATAGGTCTAACATTGTTAGCATCTATTTTTCAGAACTTATTTATTAATCGGGATATTCCAAACCGATGTATAAACCAATTACTTAATCATTACTATCGAATCCTGTATGGCCCAAGTATTTTATTTAAAAATAAAGTATATTAAACTACTTATACCCCAAATATTATATAACCAAATAAAAGGTGTCCATCCGTATCTCCAATACATAATTTTATTAGTTGTAATTGAAGATTTAAAATAATACCCTTTTAAATAATCTTTTATATTTCCGTTAAATATACTATGTATATAAATAATATTATATATTAGTACTATTAAGAATGTTACCATCTTTAATTTTTTTACCAGTTAATTTTTCTTTTTCTTATTACAGAATCTTCTGTAAATATTACTTGTTTTTTACTTTCTCCTAATAATACAATAGATTCATCTTTTAGAAAATATTTTCTTAAAATATAGTTATTTCTTTTTAAGATTTTTTTGCATTCTTCATCAAACCATTCATTGACTTTATTAATAGAAGGAAAAGCAAAAAGTGGATTTTTAATATTTTTCGACATTATAACAACGATATCATAATCCTGTCTAAGTCCCGGATGTTCTAAACTATAATTGGCTTTATCCGAAATTATACGTTTATCTTTTATTGACTTATATCCTTGTGCATAATAATAAGGGCCAGTGTTAATTTTGTTATTTTTCGGACACTTCTTAGTACTATGTTCTACTCTATAAACACTTTTCATTTTAAACCTAATATTTTAAGTATAGGATAGTGGACTTGAACCACCGACCTCTTGCTCCCAAAGCAAGCGTTCTACCAACTGAACTAATCCTATATAATAATCAATTTAAAAGATTATTTTGCATTTTTTCGTCATCTAATTCCCAGAAAGTTCTAATAACATTGGGTTCTTTGTTTTCAACCTTCTTTAAAAAATTATTCAATAAGCCCATAATATTATCAGACCCAATTGGATTAGCTGAGTGAACATAACACTTTGGTAATGACAATGATTTATTCATGCAATAATCAATTAACCATTTGGCACAATCAAGACCAGTCATTTCACCATTTTTATTAATATATGAATAATTAATTTTATCAACCCCGTTATATTGGTTTTTATAATAATCGTTCATGGCAAATTTGCCAAGATCATGATCAAACGAAATTATATCTGGAAATTCTTGTTCGATAGCTTGTACAAATTTCTCAAAACTTTTTACTACTTTCCAAGATTCATCTTTTGGAATCCTTATATCGTCTAAATATAATTTCTTTTTCATAATTATTCTAATTAAAAAATAAACTTCTTTCAAATTTAATGGATACTATCTAAAAGACAGCCAAAGGGATTTAAAAGAAGTTATATTTTGTTACTTCTCACGATTTTTAAAATGCTTACGTTTTTTAGCAAGCTTATTTTGTGTCCTGTAACTCATTTTAGTGTGACGTTTAGGAGGAAAAATTGGTGAAGAAGGAAGCATTATAGGTAACATTGTATCCATAAAAGGGATAGAAATGGGGAAATGTTGTTCTCTCATTTTGTTTGTTCTTTTAATTTTTTAATATGTTTCTTTATCCATTTAATTCTTGGCTTAATATTACCCAGATTCCAATAATATGATCTTTCCTTGCAAATATAAGCTCCAAAAGAAGAATACTTTGATGGTCTATTTAACTGTATATAAGTAAATAAACAATTAAATTCTTCAACTGAAATAAGTCTTTTATGAAATAATCTATATACCCATGAACATAATCAACTTTCAAAAAGAATCTTATTATCTAACATTAATTGTAATAGTTCTAAAACAGAACGATGCTTTTGTGTTTCCATGTTTTGATTTTTAAAATAAGAAAAGTACAAAGCTTCGCTACTGTTAATTCAGCTACCTCTCCACTTCTCATATTAATTAAGAGTTGAAATTATGAAGTACTCACATTGTTTTAATATTATTCGTATAAATAATAAACTTTTCTTACTAGTTGCGGGAGAAGGAATTGAACCTCCGACCTGAAGCTTATGAAACTTCTGCTCTACCACTGCGCTATCCCGCTATTTACTATAAATATAGACCCTTTAACAATTCTCCTAAAGTGATTTAGACCAGTTCACTCTAGTTTCTGTTACGTTACCATAACATACCACCATTGATATTCTATATTTATAGTTTATTTTATTCAATTTGGATTATATTACGATAATCAGTTAAAACTGATTTACCCCATCCACATACCTTAAAATTATATGTTTCTCCCTCCTTTAATCGAAAGAAAATATCTGAATTATCGAATTTATTATTAATCAAGGAAGATTCACAAACAAAAGTTTCTTTATTAGTAATAACTAAGTAACGAATTTTAGTACTTAAATTATTATTTTGACCAGAAATAATTTGCTGTTGTTGTAAATGAATAACTTTACAATTAGTTACGTGCTCAACTTTCATGTCATTTCCACATTTTACAATGAGAAAACCACTGAAAGCTACAATGACAATTACGAAAATTAGTTTGAAATCCATTTGTAGTTTTTTAATTTTAAGTTTAAAGTTTAGTTTATTAGCACCCTCTTGTCTTAAACGTACCGTGCAAGCACTGATAGATAAGAGTAGGGTCAAGCTGAGAACACATTCTTGTTGTGAGTCCATCTCCTTCAAGGCTTTGCTTCCATTGTAGGGTGTCGGATTTGTTATGTTTCATTCCTTTCTCAAGGGAACAACAAGTCTAGGATTACTCCATATTAATTAACAATCTCTTCCACTATGCAATTGTAGTGTGATTACTTCAGTAGATATCAAATTAATAACCTGTCAATTCAGGATTAGTATCTTTATGTGAATTATTGCATCGTTAAGTATGGAAACCCTCCTTAATATTTATATGCCATTCATGCTCTGGGCTATCATAATAATTCACAAAGGATCAATGTTTAGCCTTTATTTTAAAATTGATAAATTTAGTTCTTTAAAGATTTAATTTCTTTTTGTAGTTCTTTAATATTACAAAAAGATCCTAACTCTTTTTTGTATTTTAGTAATAAAAATAATTTTTTTTCTAATATAGTAAGATATTCTTCTTTTGAAATAAGAGTAGTATTTAAAACAGAAGTATATATTTTCTCTATTTTATAAAAATTACCTTTATTATCTCGCTTTAGTTCCATATTACAAAATTGTTTAAAATAAACATATTAAAAGTGGACTTTCATATAACGATGTCTCCTTATAGATTTAACTCTACTGCTTTTAGTACGCTATATTACTGATGTCACTTTAACCCTATATGTTTATAGAAGTGTGTACCCAAAAATCTATTGGACTTCTATTGTTTTATACTTGCTCAAGTATCAAATAACGCAGATTTTAAAAAAATTAACTAAGTAACTAAGCTTGTATATCTTTCGATATAGTACATCCTCTAGTAAAATTTACTAAAATTTACCCCTCACTAGCTATAATTTAGCGGATCACTGGACCCATTAGAACTTTCAACCCCCGTTAAAACAATTACTTAGTTAATTAAAAATTTAGTTAAGGTTATTACCCTTTGTATGATATCTTACCAGAATACCCCAGTCGTTAAACGACTAATAAATTGGCACTAAATTTTTATTTTATTAAGTGTTCTCACTTGGACTCGAACCCTATTTAACGATATTATATTACCACTTAAAATATTATAAAAAACTCAGAGGTTTACCTGAGCTAAAACCTTGTCTCACTAAGGTTTTATGTATGCAGTCGTGTTTTCCATTGTGAGAAATGGATCTTTAGGTATCTAGATAACACTCTTCCTAGAACTTGGTTGGCCGCCCTTCCTAAAGTTTTTGTTTACTATATATACATAATGACCAATCTTATAAAAGGTCACATCTTAATTTGTATAAAAACGGGCTTTGCACACCACTGTATAGAGGCAGTCAACATTTAAGTGCCGCGTCAATACTAGTATCCCGTTATAGGTACTTTTAACATCATGTTTTTCTGGCTGAAACATGAAAACCACCGATCTAAATGGGAATCCCTCCCCACTAACTATATTTACTATTAAAAGTAAATATTAGTTTTCCATTATAAGGCATCTCACCTCTTATGTTCACCATGATAAAAATTATCTGGTTACTAAATCAATATACCAAAAAATATTACCTATATTAATATGCTCTATTTTTATACGTATATTGTGGCTGTTCATAAACTAGCTTAAATAGTAACATTTAATCAAGTCTTGTTAAAGCTCGATTAATAATGTCAAAGATTATAGATTCTTCAAATTCCCAACTCATCTCCCTTGAATCCACTTTATCAGCACCTCCCCAAATACAAAAAGCGTTTAATGCTACTATTGTATTGGGATTGGTTATCTCCTGTCTTTGAATAGTAAGTCTGTTTGTGCCGTAGGCAGTTTTAGTGTATGAGAATTCCATAAGTTGACTGTTTTATATTGATTATGATAAGATATGTTATTTTTAAAAAACAGTAGATAAAACTATGTTTCCATAGAAACTCTACTGTAAATGATTTTTTACCATGAAGGTTTGATTGAAAACAAGTTCCCTCTCTTCAAAATTTGAAGCCTTTTTAATCTCTACTTCAGAGATTTTATTAGGGGGTGAACTAAGAAGTTAATTCTTCTTATATTCGTTGAGTCAAGCTCTTTGAATAGCTTTCGTTTCTATATCTAAATTATCATCTATACCTCAAGTAAACTTGAACGCATTAGGCTTAAATAGCTAGTAAAAGTCTGAAATGTGCTTATGTATAAGTAGTTACAGTTTACACCACATTTTACCTTTTCAGACAATATAGATTGAAGCTAAGCCTCTTACAAGTGTTAATTCACTCTAACCCATATATTTTTACTGGGATTGTTATCCCTTTATAGTGGCCTAATCCACTCCCTCTTTAGAGGTTTTTGACAATGTACTCTTTGTACTGATCGAAATCTGCTGTTTCATAGAATAGTTGTTCGGCAGCTGCAAAGACCTGAAGTTGCTTCTTTGCTTTCTTTTCTTCTTCACGTACAAAGCGGAGATGATTCAGCTTACTGGCAGTATGTGCTTGTATCTCTCCAATGCGTTCGAGAAGCTTTTCTTCCTGAAGCTTTTGCTTCTCTTCTTCCATCTTGGAGATGGCTGAACGAATGGCTGCATTGCTGATCTTATCAGACTTGGCCAACAGTTGATCTACGTTGATCCTCTGATAGTTGGGATTTTTTTTGGGATCCATGATTGATTAGTTTTTTGGTTTGAGCTACCACGCACCACACCTGATTGTTTACAGGCTGATTTTCTCATTTGTTTAGACTCTTTGAGAAGGACCGTATAAGAGTTGTTTGGAAATGGACAAAAATAAAATGGCTGTAAATGAAATAAAACCGCCGTTAAAAAAACAAATTTTGTTAAAGTTGAATGTTATGTTAAGTGAAAAATGATTGATTATCAACAAGTTATGTAAAATCTTTAACAAAATTCTAATAACTTTTTAATCATCTTTCAATTATTTTTGAAAGTTTAATACAAAATAATCATTGATAATCAATAGTTTTTAAAAAATAGTTGTATAAAGAGGAACTTATTATTAAATAAGTTGTTATACCGTCAGGCAACTTACATTATTACCCATTACTAGGTATATAGAAATGATTAATCCGTCAGGATTACAAAGGTTACCACTGGGTTCCAGTGTACTTAGTTTAGTGGTAGCTTAATAACAAAGGCCGTTAGGCCGTTAATATTAACCTTCTATACCCAGGTTATTGAGCCTTATAATGCAAAATAGGTATAAAAAGAATAAAAGCCAGCAATAGTACAACCAGCTATAGTACATATTCGCCGCTTTAGGCGGCGTGAAGTAGTTAAAAATTCTTATAAGAACTGACTCAGAGATTTCTACTTATGCCCTAAAGCTATAAGAATTACGACTTACTCTTACTCTTTATACCAGTTAGCACCCTTCAGATATTAGTGGTGGCTTATAAGAATAGGGATTATTAAGGTTAATAGGGTGAATAATAGAATAATAGTTGTATAAAGTGGGTAAATTAAAAAGGGGTCAGATTGCTCTAACCCCTTTCTTTTTGGATCACTTATTTACCGGCTGTAACACCAGCAGTTGCCTTTACTTCAGGCTTTGCAGGAGCAACCACCCGATCAGTGGGCAACAGAGTATTCTCAGTTGTTCCAGCTGTATCCCAACCAATGGTACGATATATCTGCTTACCACTACTCAGAACAGGCTGACCTGCTTTGGGATGATTTGCAGGATAGATCTTCACCTGACTGGTCGAATTGATCGGCTCATGACTTTCCGTGACGAACAGATTTCCGGGAAACTCCATTCCTTCCTTCAGGCCCATCTTTTTCAGCTCTTCCATTGGTGCAACCATCACCTTAGTGACACGCTGACCATTGAGGAAATTGCTGAATTTATCCCGTGTGGATTGCTCCAACAGAAAAAAGCCAAATTCCGGGTTGGCCGTTTGGGTGATGATTTGGCCATTCTTGGCATTCTTCACCACGCGAACCTTGTGATTTTGATTCATTGTATTGAATTTTGTGAGTAAAATGATTTATCCCAACTTATCAACCAAACGCGTTTTGGCAACTTTGAGGTGTGGGATATACCCCAAAGCCAAAGCAAAGGGAGGGGGATGAATCTACCTAGGTTCTCATCCATGAAATTATAGTTATCAAAAAAAAATTTTTTAAAAATTTTTTATATTGATTATCAGGCAGTTATACGGCCATTAAAAGATTTTTACTTTAATATCATTTATTTATCGTATATTTACCACTTGAAGTTGATAACTCACTGATCTAGTGCCTTAAATTTCAATCTGAAAGGAGGAATTTTTTTAAGACTTCACTAGATTACAGTTGTGAGTAAGTTGAATAGTTCTGGTCTCTCACCTTAGATAAAAGCCCTTTAGGGAAGGTAACTGGCGAAGTAGAGGTCCACGTTAGGATAATTTCTAAAGAAGTAATTCCATGAAATTATAGGCCGAACCATACAGAATGAATAAACTTATATCCTTCGTCTTATTGGAATCCAAGGTAATAAAACTCCAGTGTTTACTGGGGTTTAAATTTCCTATTACTTAATAATACTTAATACTGTATAATATGATAGTAAAAGAATTATTAAATATCCTATCCTTATTGCCCGAAGAAATGGAGATAGTATATGAATCAACTAGTAAAGATGAATCTTTGGTGTGTTTAAAATCAATAGTGGGGGCTGAGGAGATTACTACAAATGAAAATGAAAAGTTTCTTTTACTTCAAGGATTTGAAGCAATGGAACCAGATGAAAATATTTTTAGACTTAATTATAATTAATGGCTAAGAAAAAAACTAAGCCATACTTTCAGAGTAACCCACCAAGTAAAATAGAAATAACTGTAAGTAAATGGCTTAAAGAACATGAAATAAACTACATTTACAATGCTAGATTTAAAGACTGTATTAACCCATTAACAAAACAAAAACTTATATTTGACTTCTGGATTCCTGAATTAAATCTTATAATAGAGTTAGATGGTGAACAACATGAAAGATTTATAAGAAAGATGCATAGAACAATAGAAAGGTTTAAAAAATATCAAGCTAAGGATAAAGTAAAGGATAACTATTGTATTCAAAAGAAAATAAATTTAATTCGTATACCACAAAAAGATTTTAATAATATTAATGAGATTTTAAAAAGTATTATAGACAATGGATAAAGTAGAAGAGTTTGAGATACAACAAAAAGATTTAAATTTAAATGAAGATATATTTACTGAATTGGAATTTAGAAATAATTTAATGGATTTAACATTTGGTAAAATAGTTCTTCAAAATAATAATGAGGTTATTATAAACTGTTCACAGAATTTTTTAAATAGAATAACTAATTTAATAAATGATTTAGGTATTAAAAATTTTAGATACAATTGTGACGGATTAGACAAGAACAGATATAGAACAATTAATGGTGGTATAATTTATTTTAAAGTAAATGGAAGTAATTAAAGAAGGAGTTCATTTTAGATTAACAAATTATCTAGACAAGACTAAGTGTCAAGAACTTAAATTTATAGAAAAGGATGAAACTGGAAAAATCCTTGATGGTATAACAACCGAAGAAGTTTTATATACTCTTATATCTAGAATGAAAACTCTTAATAATAAGAGGTATAATTTTTACAATACTGAGTTTATTAATTATTGTAAAAATGCTTTAGAAGCTTTAAAGCGTAGAAAAAATGATCAAGCAGATAAAAAGGAGCGAAGAGGATATTATAGAACTGATAGTAATAGAGACATTCGTGAAGTCTACTCAACAGACTCAGGATTCAAAAATACAGAGTAAGGTAAAAGTAATTAAAAGTAAACTAAATATACCCAGATACAAAATAGAATATATTAAAGAATTTATTAACCCTAATAGTTTAAAAGTAGAAAAAAATACTTGTTTAATTAAAATAGAACAAGGTGAATTTTTAAAAGTTCAAGGTTCTAAAAATAAAATCTCCGATATTGTATATGGTAAAGAAAAGGAAATAAATAGAATAGGTTTTGAATATAAAGGTAGAAAATAAAAGTAAAGAGTTATGTTAGTTAAAAGAGAAGATCAATCAATTAATAGAGAATTACCAATAAAGGTTAAACAGAATAATTTATATAAGCTTTATCTTAAAAAATTATTATGTGGATCAGGTTTAGATTTATCAGAAACAGAGTTAAAGATACTTTGTTCAATTAGAAATAATGTGTATGTTTGGGATTTATTTAAATTGGAAAAGTCAATTGGAATTAGTAGACCAAACCTTAATAATTATAAGAAAAAATTAAAAGATAAGAGATTACTCATTCAAGATAGTAAGGGAGAATATCGGATTAATCCAGATATTGAACTTCCAATTTCATCAGAGATTAAAGAGTATATCTTAACATTTAGAATTACAGTAGATGAAGAGACAACCACCAATCCTAGAGAATTGGAGGATGTTCACACCAAAAGTGCAGGAAGTGTCCAATCTTCCTAAAACAACTTGTGAACAAATATATTCCCGATATTTTTATGAACTTTCGAGGGCTGCCCGTAAAAATCAGTACACATCTATGCGTATACATGGGGTTGGTTCTATGACTATTAATTTTTTTACACTTTGGAAAAAGTATTTAGAATTAATTAAAATGAAATATTATTATGCACCTTGGGAATTTAAAAGAATGGTTGCAGAAAAACAATATAAAAGAGTTAAGGATTTATATCACAAATATCTAAATCAATATTTAAAAAGTGGGAATATTAAAACTTATATATCAGATAATACTAGGTTATTGGAATCTCCTAATTCCAAAAATGAGGATAGAGATAGTAGCCAAAAGACGGAAGGATTTGTGTATAGGATGCCCAAGCTACCAAAATCTAAACTCAGTAATGAAAGTAAAACAGTGTAAGATTTGTAAATGTATTATAGAAGCTAAAATAAGAAGTATGGAATCTGAATGTCCAAAAGGTTTATGGTTAAAAGAAAATAAATAATTTAATTTGCCTATATAGTTCTAATGGTAAAACAGGGGTTTTGTAAACCTCATTTGGTAGTTCGATTCTATCTATAGGCTCTAAATAAAAATAAAATGGAAGAACAATTTGATGATTTAATTTTACCAACACCTAAATTACCTAGCCACTTTCAACCGGGAGATAAATGTATTTTACAATTCTATAATTCAGGATTAGTAGAAAGAGCAACCATATTAGCTGTTAAATTTACTATATATGGAAAAGTTCTTTATGATATATCAATTAATACATCATTTGTAAATGATGAAATTACCTCTGGAGAACAAGCAATTATTAAAGATGTTGATTCTAATTATGTAAAAGAAGTATAAAATGAAAGAAATTCAAGCACTAAAAGATTTGTTACAAGTTTATCTTGAAAGAGAAAATTGTTATGAGTATGAAGTAATTATTGAATGTATTCGTGAAGCAATTGAATGGCAATATATTAAGATACAAAATGATTTAAAAAGAGAAGAATAATGTTTCAAATAGATTCAAGTAATAAACTAATTATTGATCCTGATCTTTTGGCTATACCAGAATTTAAAGCAATATGGGAATCTGATAGTTCTAAAAGTAAAGAATTGGCTTATTCTACATTTGAGTATATTTATTTTATGTGCGATCCTAAATCACCGTATAATAACTATCCTCCTGATAAAAAAGAAAAATTTATTCGGGAGGATTTTATTAGAGATAAAGATATAAAAGAATCTAACCCTTTAATTAAATCTGCTATACTAAAATATAATTCATTAGTTAAAGTTCCAGAACATTACTTATTAGAATCAGCTAGAAATGCTTTATTTAAAGTTAGTCAATGGCTTGATACTACTAAAATTCGAGATGGTAAAGATGGAAATATACAATCCGTAATAGCATCTATTAAAAATTTAGCAAGCTCTTTAAATTCATATGATCAAATTAAAGAGGCTGTTGAAAAAGAAGTATCTAAGCAAGGGGTTAAGAGAGGTAAAGGTAGTGTAGGTTCAAGAGAAAGATAAAAAATTATAATGGCTATTTGGCAAGAAATGTTTATTAATACTAGTTATAGATTAACTAAGTTATTAAGTTCACTTAACTATAGAGGAACTATACCATGTTATGATTCAAATCTTAATATAGTTGAGGATAATATAAAAGATATAGAAGTAATATTTGGTGAGAATTTTGGTCCGACTATTTCTTTAAAAGAACTATATCTTGAAAATGGATTTTATTTAGTATGTACTTGTGATCAAAAAGTAATGACTACTAATAAAGGTTGGGTTGAAGTACAAAATCTATGTAATGAAGATACAGTAGTCTGTGGAGATAAATTAAATAGTAATTTTCAAAAGTTATGTGATTTTCCACATACTGTTCATAAAGTTATAAAAGTATATACTCAAAATTATGATAATGCTTTTATATCTAATATAATGTGTAAAACAAATGAGTAATGGGTTGGACAACTAGATATTATCCTTTAAACGGTTTAGATGGTAACTCTCTTTGGAAAGATGTAGATAAGTTTAGAGAGCCAGCTATGCGTTTTTTAAAGGATGGTACTTATTGTACTTACCCTTCGGGAACTTATGCCTATAAAGAATTTTGGGATATAGAAGAAGATAGATTAAAAAATGGTATAACTGTGGATGGTCAGAAAATATCTGGCCTTCATTATATGTATTTAAATTATTGTCCAATATATAATAAAAAGAAAAAGTTATTTACATTTCCAGATTTTTGGGATTTAGATGCTGATTGGTTTTTACAAATAGATAAGGCTAAAAAAGTAGGTAGGCATTTAGCTGCATTAAAGGCCCGTCAGAAAGGTTTCTCGTTAAAAGATGCAGTTCCTATAATTCATAATCTTCATTTTCATAGAAAGTCTATGAATTATTTAGGATCATTTTATGAAAAATATGCTACTAAAACATGGGTTTTTACTAAAGACTATTTAAGTCATATAAATAAATTTACTGATTTTTATAAAAATAGATTACCAGATACAGCATCATATCTTCGTATGGCTTTTGAAGAAATAATAGATGGTAAAAAAGTGGAATCTGGTTATTTATCTGAACTTCATAAACTTACATTTAAAGATAGAGCAGAATCATCTGTAGGTGGTGCTATTGATTTATCAGTTATAGAAGAAGCAGGGGTATTTCCTAATTTACTAGATGTACTTGAGTTTATGAAACCAGCTACTATGGATGGTTCCTTTACTACTGGTTTAATTATAGCGTATGGTTCAGTTGGGGACTTGGATAAGTGCGAGGGGTTAAAGAAAATATTTTACGAGCCAGAGGCTAATGATTTTATGGCTTATGATAATATATGGGATGATGTTGAAATAGCTAAAAATAAAAAGTGTGGTTATTTTGTTCCAGAGTATATATGTTTAAAGCCTTATATTGATGATAATGGTAATTCAGATATAGATTCTTCTTTGAAATATTTAGATGGAGAAAGAGCAAAACAAAAGAAAAAATCGGTAAGACAATATTTAACTTATATTTCGCAGCACCCTATTAAACCACAAGAAGCATTTTTATCTAAGTCGGTAAATAAATTTCCAGTTGAACTTTTAACCAAATGGCTAGCTGAATTAGAAACTGTTGGTTCAATAGGGAATGTTGGATATGGGTTAGAGTTATTAAATGATAAAGGAGTAGTTAAACCTAAAATATTAGGAATATCTTCTCCTTATGAAAAATACCCAATTGAACAAACTGACGATGGAATAGAGGGATCTATATGGATTTATGAACCACCTTCTCCTGAAAAACAAACTGGTCTTTATATAGCTATGGTAGATAGTGTAGATCAAGATGCTGCCCCTACTTCTAGCTCTATATTTTCATTGACTATATATAAACGTACAAATAATAACGCACTAGATCAAACAGATCGAAAAATAGTGGCTACTTATAATGGTAGAAGGCCAACTGCTGAGGAAATGTATGATATAGCAATTAATCTTTGTGAATACTATAATGCTAAATTATTAGTGGAAAATGCCAATGTGGGTATAGTTAATCATTTTAGAAATAAAAATAAAGAATATATACTTCAAGAACAAATGGATGAAATTAAAGGTTTAAACCCAACCTCTAAAGTTTCAAGAAGTTATGGTTTTCATCCAACTAGAGAAGTTATACTAAATGGAGATAATCTTATTATTAAATATCTTACTGAAGTAATAGGGTATATATATACTGATGATACCAAAACTACTATAGCTAAAGAGATATTAGGATATACCCGTATTAAGGATAAGGGGCTTATAAGAGAACTTATAGCTTATAATGATGAAGATAACTTTGATAGAATTACTAGTTTTCGTGGATGTTTATTATATGAGCAGGCTTTATATCAAAGGAGAGTAATCAAAGAAGAATCAGTTAACTCTCCAATGTCCGCAGCTGCTAAACTTGCAGATAAATTTTTAATAGGAGCTAGGATGGTAAGAATGGGTTTAAAAAATAAAAATTTTTAGTAGTTATAATTTTGTATATTAGTATTTAATATAACTATAATAATATATATTATACTCAATGGGTTTTATTGATATTTTTCCAGCATTATCTAATCCTAGAACAACTAGTGGTAATAAGTTTTATTTACCAATACAAACTATTCCATATACTCAGAAAGATGAGAATTGGCAAAAAGATTGTATGGATTTTTTTACTACCCAATGGATGACAAATTCATATAGGAGAAGAGAAAAAATAGTAAATTATAAACTAGTTGCTGGTGAATTTACTCCTGAATTATATAATGCCCTATCCACTACTTATGAAGGTATGGATTTAGGGGATATGAATAAACCTGTTAAACATTATCCTATACTTAATTTACCATTAAAAGATTTATGGGGAGAAGAAACTAAACGACCATTTAGTTTCATTGTTAAAGGTGAGGATGAGGAAAATAAAAATGAGTATATACGATATAAAACTACTTTATTACAACATTATGTAATGAGTAATATACAAAATATAGTAGCTCAACAATTACAATCAATGGGTTTATCAGACCCAAATGATAAACAATATCAAGATACTCAAAATTCCATGAGTCCACCTGATATTGAAAATTTTATGCGTAGAAAATATACTACTACTATTGAAAAAACTGGAACTGTTCTTTTAAATAAATTTAATAAACAACTTTTATTAAAGGAAAAATTTCAAACTGGTATTAAACATGCTAGTATAGTAGCAGAAGAATACTATTGGATTGGTAGATTAAATGATCAACTTATAGTTGAAAACATAAATCCTGTTGAAATAGTATATGATAAATCTGATAGTGTATCATATATAGATGAAGCAGATTGGGTAGTAAGAGGAGTTTATATGACAAAAGCTCATATAATTGATAGATATAAAATGTATCTAACAGATGAGGAAGTAAAAACTATTGAGAATTATGATAGAAATGGTGGTACTACTACTAACCCTAATGTTTCTACCGTTGAACAATATACTGAATATGGATACCCATATTTAATGGCAGCTATGAATGATTCTAGGTATCCTATTAGTCCTGACTATAGAATATTTGAATTTAGTCCTAGTTCTAATCAGTATGCTTATAATAATCTTTATGGCTATAGAAATCATATATTAGTAGTCCATGCAGAGTGGATGTCTAGAAGATTATTAAATAAAATAACCTTTTTAGATAATGATGGTAATCCTCAAGTAATGATATTAGATGGTGAATTTAAACTATCTAAGCAACAAAAAGAAATGGGATGGGAGTCTGAAGAAATTTGGATTAATGAGGCATGGGAGGGAACTAAAATAGGGCAGAATATTTATATAAAGGTTCAACCTAAAGAAAACCAATATAGATCAATGAATCGTCTATATGGTACTAAATTGGGATATACTGGAGGTGTTTACAATGCCTTAAATACTAAACCAGTGTCTATAGTAGATGAAATGAAACCTCATCAGGCTTTATATAATATTATATTAGATAAACTAGAAGAAGATTTTAATAGTGAATTAGGGCAATTATTATTAATGGATCCAAACCAAATTCCAACTAAGCAAGGGTGGGATTTAGAAAAATGGTTATATTGGATTAAGAAAATGAAAATTGTAATGGTTGATCCTACTGCTGAAGGAAAACCAGCTACTTTTAATCAATTTACTTCAATTGATGCAACTCTTGGTCAAGCAATACAAACTAAAATTGAATTATTAAATCTTTTAGAACAAAAGTGTTGGCAACAAGTAGGATTTAATGTTCAAAGATTAGGACAAGCTACTCAAAGTGAGACTGCTACTGCTACTAATGCAGCATTAAATAGAAGTTTTAATCAAACAGATGATTTTTTTAGAACACATGATAATATTAAAGCTCGTGTTTTAACTAATTTATTAGAAGAAGCTAAGTCTTTATATGCTGATAAAACTAGTGAAGAAACCTTTTTCTTAGATGATATGAGTATAGGTTTTCTAGAAATAGATGGTAAAAAGTTTACATTCTCTGATTTATCTGTATATATTACCGATAGTGCTAAAGATCAACAGGCTTTGCAGGCATTACGACAATTAGCTCAACCTGCTTTACAAAATGGTACTCCTTTAGCAGATGTGGCCATGATATTATCAGAAGATTCTATTGCAGTAATACGTGAAAAACTAGAAGAACTCAAGGAACTTAATGCTCAAATGGCACAACAAAAAATGCAGCAAGAGCAACAAGTTATTCAAGATAAAAAGGATTTAGAAATAGAAAAACTTGATAGAGAAGATGCTAATAAAGAAAAAGATCGTCAAGTTGAACTTGAAATAGCTGAAATGAAAACATTAGGTCAAGTTGAATTTCAAAATCCAGATTCTTCTGATTTAATAATTCAACAGGCAGAGTTACAACAAAAACAATTGGAACATACTAATGAAGTAATAGATAAAGAAAAACAACGTCAACATGAAATTAAATTAAAGGAAAAAGATATTCAGTCTAAAAAAGATACTGAGAATAAAAGAACAGAAGCAATTAAACATCAAACTGATATACAAAAGCAAATGGCCGATGATCAATTAGCATTTAAAAATAAAGAATTAAATGCTAAAAGTAAATTAGAAAAACTAAAAATACGAAAAATGTCAGCTAAAACCGATAAGAATAATAAAAAATAAAAATTTTAACTCATTGATAATCAATGACTTATATACTAATTATATAACTAATTGATAATAAATACTTTATATTAAATAAAATTTCTTAAATTTAAGTATTATGATAGAAAAACTTTTTGAATTAACTCCAAGTTTTTCATCTATCATTACACCAAAAACTGAGAATAGTGAAGAATCTCAGAAAGGTAAAGAAGGCCAAGAAGCTTTAGAAGTTAATGATGATGAAATTGTTCTACCAAAGGTAGAAAAAGATCCAAAGGATCCTAAAACAGAATTAACTAAGGAAATTGAAATTGATGGTACAAAAACTTCTACGGAAGATGTAGAGGAAGATGAACCAGAAAATAATACATTTTCTATATTATCTAAAGAACTTGCCACTAAGGGCATTATTGACCTTTCAGATGAAGATAAAATTGAAGATGAGACTTCATTTATAAAGTCATTTGAAAATACAGTTAATAATCGAGTAAATAATACAATTAAGACAATATTTGAAGGTCACCCACAGGCTGATATGGCCATTAATCTTTTTAATTATATTAAAAATGGGGGTGATTTAAATTCATTTGTTGAGGTATATTCTGATCCACTTAAAGATGTGGATTTAAAGAATGAAAATGATCAGGAACAGGTAGTTGAGGCTTTTTTACGTAGGACTACCAGTTTAAATGATGAAAGAATAAAAGCTAAAATTACTAAATTTAAAGATTCTGGTATTTTAGCGGATGAAGCTCAGGATGCCTTATTAGCATTAAAGGATGTTCAAGAAAAAGAACAAGCTGAGTTTCAAAAACAACAAATAGAAAGTGAAAAACTTATCCAAAAACAAAAGGATGAGGCAATTAGTTCAGTTAAAGACTTTATAACTAAAAATGATTCTGTTAAAGGTCTTTTTAATATAAAAGATGCTAGAACTAAAAAGAAGTTTGAAGAATATCTTTTTAAACCCACAGTTAAGCTAGATAATGGTCAATTTGTAAGTCAGGCATATGCAGATGAACTAGCTGAACAAAATGATGTAGAGTCTTATATATTTCGCAATATGATGCGTTTTAATAAGTATAATGTTGAGGGTATAAAAAAAGCCGCTAAAGTTGAGGCTACATCTGAATTAGCAGATAAATTAAAAAGCGCATCAAGAGGAGCAGCAAGAGTCAAGTCAACTGGTTTAACTGTTGAAGATGATCAAAAAATAACTGCTGAAAAGAAAACCCAAGATACTTGGAAAAATCTTTTTGCTGATAAAACAAAAGTTCTAATAGGAAAATAATAAAATTTAAATATAATTATTTAACATGGCGTATACTAATACATCTAATAAACTTGTTATAAGAGAAGGCAAAAGATTGTCTGGTATGATTGATAGCAATCACCTTTCAACTTTTGCTAACATCAATCCACAAATGTTTGATGATGCTCTTCAAATGGCATTTGGTTTTATGCAATATCCAAATGACCCTATTCGTGAGTTAACTCAGGGTAGAATGAAGGTTCGTGAATTGGATGGTACAACTGATACTTGGACTTGGAAACAGGCTATTAGACCTCGCCCAGCTGTAGTTCTTGAAAATCTTGAATCTACTAATAGTAAGGCTGGTATTGATCGTCAGTATTTCAAGTTAAAATTAGACCAAGACTGGTTTTCTCCCGGTGAAGTTTTAACTACGGATAAACAACATTTTGTTCGTATATCACAACAAATGGCTCCTTATCAAGAGTCTGGTGGATGGGTGTATACTGTTCAGTTAGTTACAGATAATGCTTTGGATTATTATCCACAGTGGTTAATGCGCCCCGGCTCTGAATATGTAAATGTTCACGGTGTGTTTTCTGAGCAATCAAGTCAAGCTACAAACTTGCACTTTGAACAAATGATCGAGTTGAAGGATCAACTTCCTGATATGATCAGATTACAACATAAAGTAACTGGTTATGTGGATGATCGTGTGCTTCAATTTGATCAAGTTGAGGTTGATGATTCGACAGGTAATGTAATTAAAGTTACTGATACTAAGTGGATTAGTCGTGCTGAATTAAAGTTCTGGAAAGAACTTGATAAACAGAAGGGCAATATGTTATTCTGGGGTCGTGGATCTCAGGACTTAGATGGTGAAAAGGGCTATAAGACTCGTTCCCCATATGGTTTTAAACAACAACTTGAGTGGGGTAATGTTGAAACTTATGGTAAGTTTGATGCTAAGTTAATTCGTGATTATCTTATGGATGTTCACTTTGGTCGTGTAGCTGGCGAAAATAGAAATATTGAGCTTATGACAGGTGAAATTGGTATGAGAATGTTTGATGAAGCCTTTAAGGATGAAGCAAATAAATTCTTAATTCCTGCACAAAATGTTATTCAAGGTACAGATAATATGAATCTTACCTATGGGTATCAAATTAAAGCATATAGACTTGTAAATGGCGGTACTGTTACATTAAAGCATTTACCTTACTTAGATGTAGATATTACCAATAATATGAGAGATCCTAGAGATGGATATCCTATCGAATCTAAGACTTTCTATATTACTGATTTGAGTGGTGAAGGTGCTGATAATATTTACATGGTTAGAATGCCAAATACTTTAAAGTATGGTTATGTAATTGGTACTTCTGCTCCTTGGGAGTTAAAGGGCTCTGTTCTCTCTAATACTGAAGATGCCTATACTCTTGTAGCACGTGATAGATGTGGTATTTGGGTAAAAGATGTCACTAGAACTGGTATTTTAAAACCATCTGTAGTTCTTGCATAACAAAATATAAATAATAATATACTAAGATTTAAAAGAGATTTAAGACAAAGCTATGGCTAATATTGTAAGATTAAATGTAGTTCCTTTAATTAAAGGTGAGGTAGTAGCAAAGGGGTATGAAAACTATGGTTATAAAATGGTCCCCTCTACCGTAAGAACTTGGGCGGTACCATTTAAACTTAGTTTAAATAGACTAGATACAGGTTTGGAATATGAAGTTTCAAATCCCTTTTATCAAAAGGGTTCAACTGAACCAAAAACAATACTTTTGGCTAGGGTAATGGAACGAAAAATGGGACTAAGAGAAGGAGAATTGGCACCTCATTCATCCTTCTGGGATACTTACAAAATTAAACTGGAGAATAAGACAATGCTCTTAGATCTAGATAATCCAAAAGAAGAACTAATATATCATGTATGTAAAGTTCTTCCAGTAGTTGCCTCAAGTTTATCTGAAGCTCTTGATAATAGAAGTGAAAAGGATGCTTTATTTTATATAGAAGATCCAGTTGCAGAAGCAGAAAAAGAAGAAAAGGAACAGGAATTACTTGCTGAAGCAATTACTATATTTACTGAATTAACTCCAGAAAGACGTAGAAACCTATCTTGGGTACTTGGTTTACCAACTGATAATCAAAAGGATATTGTAGTTAAAAAGAATCTTTTTACATATTGTCAGAAGAACCCAAGTAAATTTATAGCTGCTACAAAGTTAAATGAAACAAGAGTAGCTATTGAAGCAATGGTTCGTAAGGCAATTGAAAAGGGAGTTATTAGAAGAAAGAATGATAGATTCTATAGAGTAATGCCAGATAATTCGGAAGGAGTTATTTTAGGTATGGATATAAGTGGAATAGTTACCACATTATCTTCTCCAAAAAATGCAGATTTATTAGAACAAATAGATATTGACTGTAATAGATAATGATACCTACAAATGAATTAGTTTATAGATTTAAGTTAGAATTTGATAAGTTAGACTCTCAAGATTATCCAGATGTCCCACTTCCTCAAATATTAACTTTTTTAAATAAAGCTATCATTTTATATGTTCAAAAATGCTATGGTTTAAATAATAATTACAATTTAGGTTTTGAAGGTGATCAAAAAAGAATTGATGATTTATCAGCCTTAGTTGTAAAAGATGAGCCTCAGATACAATATCAGAATGACTCTAATATAGAAGAACCTAGATATTACGCAGATATATCTAATCTTAAAAAAGGTAAATATCTTCATTTAATACGTAGCTTAAGTTATGGGGATAAGGGAGCTTGTAAAAATAGAGTTCTTTGGAATACCCAAGTTACACATGATGAATTAGATGAGGTATTAGTAGATCCAACTAGAGATCCAAGTTTTGAGTGGCAAGAAATTCCAATTGTTATATCTCAAAATAAAATATATGGATATACAGATGGAACATTTAAGTTAAATACTTTGTATATAGAATATATAAAGTATCCAAAGGAAATAGATTTAATTGGTTATACTAAATTTAATGGTGATCCAAGTCAAACAATTGATTCTGAACTTCCTGATTATTCTCTTTTAGATATAGTAACATTAGCAGTTAGATTGGCACAAGCTACAATTTCTAATGTTGAAGGTTATCAAATTGCAGAAAAAGAAGTATCAAAACAAGAATAAATAATTTACAATAGAAAATATTTTGTATATTTAAATAACTAATAAAATAATATAAAACATGAATTATAGTAAGAAGCCCGTATTAATTGTGGGAACTAATCTTGAAACATCTGCTGCTAACCCTAGTAGTGGGTTTACTCAAGGTGAAATTGGGTTTTTCAAAGTATCTGATAATACTAATGCAAGTAGCTCGTTATCTACTATTGGTAATACTCTTTTCTATGTTGCTGAAAAGAAGTATTCTGATGCTACCAAACCCTCTCTTAAATCGGATGTAATTGATCCTAAGAGAATTACAAAACTAGAAAGAAAGACTAGTGCTTCTCCTTTACCTCAGATTAGATATGCAGGTTATAATGGTAGTAATACAGCTACTCTTTCATATAACTGTGATTCTGATTATTCTATGAGAGTGGTTTTGGATAGTTCTCCATATATCAATAAATTCTATGGTAAGATTGGTCTTATTAAGACTATTGATATCCATACAGAATGTTGCACGGGCTGCAATACTGGTTGTGGTACTTCTGATCCTATTGTTGAAACTTATAAGTTTATTACTACTGCAAATTCAATGATGATTTTAAATAATTTCATTGGAGCAGAATTAGTATATGATGGTAGTTTCTTAGCATCTGATAATGATATGACAGTTACCTATGGTAGTGATCAAATTGTATTTGCTACTGCTGCTACTTATAATACTGGTACAGCTTATGCAGTTGGTGATTTAATTAGAATTGGTGGTACTGGTGCTACCTCTCCTATTTATAAAATTACTGCTGTAAATAGTTTAACTCTTACTTTAAATACTCCATATCAAGGTGCTTCAGGTACAGTGGTAGCGGCCAATAGTGGTCATATTGCTACTGATGGCACTCATGTAGGTATTAAATGGACAGGTAAATTCCTAAGTATAACTGATGGTTGTTGCTGCTTTCCTCCATTCCCATTTGATTTTGAAGGTGTTACTTTCTTAATTGCTTCGGATGATTTAGGTTGTAGCTTTACCGTATCTAATCCTCCTGCACAAGATCTTACTTATGGTAATGGTAGTTCAAGAGAACTTGTTTACTTAGAAATGGATGCTCTTGGTTATAGTGAAGTAAGAGAATGGTTCCAAGATTGTGCTATGAATGCTGGTGCAAATCAATACACCACTTCTATTACATCAGGTATTCTTTATACTTTATACTATATTCATTATAGTTCAGCTTATCCTACTACTGAAATGGGTGGGGATTATGATAGAACAGATAAAATTGTTATCATAGCTACTCCTACTTCTGGTGGTGCTGTAACTGCTCTTAATACTGCTTTCACAAATCTTTCTACTGGTACTAGTATAACTTTTGAAGCTAACTAATAGCGGATTGTTGCTTATATTATATTAGGGGTAGGTATTTGTGTAATACGACTACCCCTTTATTTTAAAAATAATTAATAAATTCTCATGGCAAATAGAACACCTTATATTAACGATTTTGATATTAAAACTCCTGCAACTGCTCCCTTGAGAAGTTGGAAAAAGGGTTTAGGTGAAAATAAAACTACTATAACAATGGGTGACTGGCTTATATCCAGACTTATTGATTATGGTATTATGAGTGATCCATGCTGCTCTACTGGTTTTGTACCACCAATTCAACCTACTGTTACTACTGGTATTACCGCTCATGCAGGTGGTGGTCAAGGAAGTGCAGTATTACTTACTACTTATTATAATAGAGTTGATACTGTTGCTACAGCAGGTGATTCTGTAAAATTACCTGTAGCTGGTATAGGTAAAATATTTATCATAAAAAATAATACTACTACTGATTTAGCAGTATTTCCTGCTACAAGTGGTACTATTAACAGTGGTAGTGCTAATGCTTCTATTACTATTCCGGGTGGAGATACTAAAACTTTTTATGGGGATTCTACTACTAATTGGGATACTAATCAATCAGTATATAGTGGTGGAAATGGTACAGCAGCTAATCCAACTGTAACTTTTAATTCTAACTCTAATACGGGTATGTATAGAGTTGCAGCAAATGATATTGGTTTTACTACTAATGGTACACTTCGTTTTGATATCTCTACTACTGCTATAACTAGTACATTACCTCACGTTAATCCAGTTGGGGCAGTTGGTACTCCATCTTATACTTTTACAGGTGATACTACTACAGGTTTTTATAGAAGTTCGGCAGGCGAAGTATCATTTGCAGGATCAGGAGTTCAATATGCAAAGTGGAACTCTAGTGGTACATCTGTAAATAAAATTACTCCACTATCAGCTAACTTTATGACCATAGCAGCTGGGGTATTACAAAACTATACTACTTTTGCAGTAAATACTTCTGCAACTGTTGCTGCTGCTAATTTTGTAAAAGGATATTTTACATCTACATCTGGTGCAGCAGTAACTCTCACTACTGATAGTGCAACTAATATTGCAACTACTTTAGGTGCTGTACAAGGTAGTATGTTTGACTTTATTGTAGATAATAGTGCAGGTTCTAATACAGTAACAGTTGCATTAGGTGCTGGTATTACTGCACCAACAGGTGCTATTACAGGTGGCACCACACTTACTGTAACTACTACTAATAAAGTTGGTGTATTTAGATTAGTATTTACTAGTTCTAGTGCAGCAGTATTATTTAGAATTGCTTAATTTATACTTTTACTTTTATCTTTTAAAGGCCCGTCCCTTCGTGTAGGGCGGGCTTTTTTACTAAAAAGAAATACAAAATGTCAACTTCCGAATTAGAAGTATTATTTAATAAACTTAAACGACAAGTTTGTTGTTTACCTTCTTTTTGTATAACTGATCCACTTTCAGGAGAAGTTTTGAGATATAATGAAAGTACTAATTGCTGGGAAAATACAGACCAAAATGGTATTACTGGTAGTATTAGTACAAATCAAGTTGCTTATGGATCGGGGATAAATAGCATTCAAGGATCAGATAATTTTTATTATGATGGTGTTGTTTTTAAAGTTGGTAGACCAAATTATAAGGGTTTAATAATAAATGTAGGTCTAGATACATATGCTATAGGGGATATAGACTTCTATGATAATGGTACTTACTTTTGGATAGATGATTCTAATGAAAGATTTAAGTTTTTTGTTAATAATAATCCTGTTTTAATAATTGAAAATAGTACTAAATTTCTTTTATCAGATGGATCATATTGTTTAGATCCAAGTAATAGACAACTTTTAGCAGCAAATAGTTCAACTTCGCTTAATTGGGCTAATAGATATTTAATGGATGGAGTTAGTGGAACTCCAAAATTAGCTTGGGACACAACTGGTGTTAAATTGCCATATATTTCTCCAGTTTCAGATGGAGTAACTGCTCTTGATTCTTCTGGATATCTTAAACAACCAAAAGCACTTATTTTTGTAAGTAATGATACTTATCAACGACAAATAGGAAGTGAAACATTAACTGCAAACCGTACTTATAGTTTACAAGATAGGTCTGGAACAATTGGTTTAACTACTGTTAATATTAATACTCAAACAAATAACTATACTTTAGTATTAACAGATGGTATAGATGGACTTATCGAAATGAATAAAGCTTCAGCAGTTACTTTAACTATTCCAACAAATACTTCTGTTTCTTTCCCAATAGGTACACAAATAGTAATAGCTCAATATGGTGCTGGACAAGTTACTGTTTCACCAACAGGCGGTGTAACTATGAGGAGTGCATCTGGTAAAAATAAACTTACTGGACAATACTCATTAGCAACTTTAGTTAAGAGGGGAACTGATGAATGGTATTTAAGTGGTGATATAACTACATAATAATGATTTCTGCATCTATAGGAATAATAGCTAGTTCTATATCCCAAAATGATACTAATGCTCAAGCATTTTTTAATTATTATGGGATAACAAATGGGACCATTATTAGTGCTGTTAATACATTAGTCATTGGATTAAAGAATGATAGTCTTTGGGCAAAAATGACTGCCATATACCCAATGGTGGGTGGGACAAACAATACAGTAATTGGAAATTTAAAAACCCCCGGTACTTATGATTTAACATTGGGTGGTAGTCCTACAGTTAATAGTAATGGCATAACCTTTAATGGTACCACTCAATATACAGATAGTGGATTAGTACCAAATAGCGTTCTGAGTTTAAATAATACTCATATGAGTGTGTATTCTAGAACTACTGGTGGCTTTGCTAAAGTAGATATGGGATGTAAGCAATCTACAACTATAATATGTGATTTAGAGTGTATGTGGACTGATAACAAATTTTATTATCAAATTAATGGCTCTGGTGGCACTGAACCCGGACAAACAATTGGAGATGGAAGTGGTTTATATATAGGTTCAAGACAATCTTCTACTACCCTTCAAGGTCAAAGAAATTCAACGTATTATACTGGATCTATTGCTAGTACATCTCTTCCTACCAATTCTATTTGGGTTGGTGGTAGAAATAATGATTTTAATGCGGCCCCTAGAAATCTAGCTTGGGCATCAATTGGATCTGGTTTAAGTCAGACAGATATGAGTAATTTATATTCTAGAGTACAAACATTTCAAACAACATTAGGTAGACAAGTATAAATATGAAATCATTTTATATAGAAGTAACGCAAGACTTTGTAGATAAGAATACTGGATATAAATCTGGGTGTTCTATTATTGGATTTGGAAAAACAAAGGACAATAAAAATGTTTGTAGTTCAAATACATTAAATGATTTTCCTGAACTATTTGACCCAAATAATCTTCCACAAATTATACAACTTGATTCTGATACTGATTTTTAAACTAAAATTATTATAAAATGTTCTTAGATATTACTAATATACCAATTACATTAAATGATATTTATTTATTACTTGGTATTATTGTTACACTTTTTCTTTCATTCCGATGGTTAAATAGTAAAGCTAATCATTTTGATAACAGGATAACAAAGCTTGAAGAAAAACATGATTTTTTTGATAAACAAGTAAATAATTTAAATATTATTTATGGTGGCTTAAGAACAACTCTTGAACAATTAAATGGTAGTATAATTAAGTTATCAGAACAAATAAAGGGATTAGAAAAAAATCAGGATAGACTAGAAAATGATTTTAAAGAATCAAAATAATGAAAACTTTTATAAAAGATATGTTAAGTGGTCCAGATGGATCTACTAGTTCAAAAAGAGTAAATGGAACTTTATTGCTTTTAGTATTTATAAGCTTGTGTTATATAAATACATTTTGTAAATCTGTTGATTCACAAATATTTTATTATTTAATAGGATTAATATCATTTTTCTTTGGTAGTACTAGTTGGGAGTTTATGACGTATTTAAAAAATAATAAATAATGAATAAGTATTATAATTATATTTGGGTATTAATTATAGGTATATTTTTAGGGTTATATATTGGATGTAAAAACAACCATAAAATATTAGTAGTAAAAGATAATAAAATTCATGTATTAACTTCTTATAAAACAAAAATAAAAGAAGATACATTAGTTTCTAATAGATTTATATATAAATGGAAACATGATACTTTAACTCTAATAGATACAGTTACTAAAGAAAAAACTATAATTATATCGGGACAAAAAGTATCAGTTAGAGATATACAAAATAAATATGAAGATACTAATATTGTAATATATACTAATGATACTATTGCCGGAAAGCTAATAAATCAGGGAATTAACTATAAATTAAAAATTCCCGTTAAAGTAATAGTTAATAAACAAAATCGGGCTATACTAATAGGAATAGATCTTTATAGTGATGATGGTATTCATCCAAACTGTTTTTTAAACTTATCATATCAAAATAAACTTGGTAATATACTATCTGGTGGTTATGATCCAGTAAATAAACTATATGAGGTTGGTTTTAAATACAAGATTAGATTAAAATAATTATGACTGAGGTATTAGCTAAATTTACACAAAGTATATGTAAAGCATTGATAAACCCAGAACTAGATGTTGATGGGGATATAGGTGAAAAGAGTAACATTGCTATTTCAATGCTTAAAGATAAGTTATTTAAAATTATAACTAGTAAGGGATATTCAGATATAGGAAATCAAATTATAGGTATTAGAATGTCTGATATTTATACAAATGAATTTACAGATTGGGGATGTATTATTTTAAATGGTGAGTTAATCGGATTTCCTATTAGTACTAAGCCCGGTAAATATTGGTTATCTCAACATGGAGAAGATCACAAAGGATGTGCTTGTTTAGTTGAAGGACAATATAGAGGATTGTGGCAATTTAATGAAGTATACAATGGATGGACGGGCGATCCATACTGTCAACAGATTAATCAGTGTACCATTTATAGAGAAATGGGGGAAGATTTTATTAATAGAAATAGTCCAAAAGAAACAGGGTTATTTGGAATAAATTTTCATACATGGGCTAATTTTAATATAATAACAGTAGATAATTTATCGGCTGGCTGTCAAGTAATGGATGAATCTGTAGAAAAAGAGATTATTCCATATTTGGAGAAATTTGACAATCCCCCTATTACTTACACTCTTTTACATATTTTTGATTTTAAATACTAATATTTTGTATATTAGATAAATATAAACTATAATAATGCATATTTTATCATTATATATACCAAAGCCAGAAGATTCTAATGTGTTGGTTATCAGGGATATAAGTGTATATGATCCTGATTTAACTATTACTAATCCTCAGTTGAAATTAAGAGTTCCGGGGATAAATAATGATATATTTGTAAACTTTGAACCAAATAATACGAATTATTATACTTCAGGTGATTTATTTATAACACCAATTGGAATGGATATTCAATCTCTTCCAGATGGCATATATGAATATACTTATTCAGTTTGTCCAAATGAAGATGTATTTATACGAGGTAGATTCCTAAGATGTTATCAAACTAGACTATTCTTAGTTTGTGCATATAGTAAGAATATATTAATGAGGGATTCTCCGGGGTGTTTACCTAAAACTGAGGTAAATATCAAATTAATAGAAGATTTATTATTGATTTTAGAATCAGCTGAATCTGATGCTAGATGTAATAAAATCAATGAAGCTAGTTCTAAATTAGATTATATTAGTAATAAAATTAATACTTTGTAAGTTATGGGTTGTGGATGTGGTGGAAATAATAGTTCTAATCCTATTAGTGAAGATTGTAGCGATATAACTTCTACAATATTAATTGGTTATAAAGCTAAATTTCAATGTGTTAAGGATAATAATTATTATGCGCAAACTGGCTATACAAGTGCGTATATACAAGCTCGCATAGATTTATTATCTGATATTATAAATGATAAAATTGCAATACCTACTTCTTGTAGATACAATGCTTATATATATTATATATCTCAAGAGGTAGCAATGATAACAAATACAACTAACTGTTAATGGCAAGTTATAATTATATAGATCTTTTAACACTTAGAGATAAGTTAGATAAATACATATCCTTTAATGGGACTAGATTTACTAATGACAAAAAATATGCATTTGGTTCATATCAGATGGATAAAGATAGATTAAAAGAAGCATTTAGATATAAGAAGTTTATTGATAATACTTTATCTTTAAACTATTATATTAATAATACTAATTTTAATAATTATATCTTATTATCTTCTGGTACTACATTTGGTATATTACAAAAAGCTGAACTTTTAACAATAAATTATTAATGGCTGCTCTAATTACTGTAAATAGTGGACAAATTATATATACTGGTGATACCTTTAATTCTCCAACTTGTCCTATAAAAATATGTTATGGAGATGATTTAAACTCTGTTTTAAAGAGTTTAATAAATACTTTTTGTAATAATGTTAATAATGGTAAAGTTAAAATTAGTTCGTCTGATTCATTAGCTGATTATTTAGCTAATAAATTTACTTCTACTGGCAATACTATTACTATTACCACTAATACAGATGTTAATGGTAATCAAACTTTAAATTTAGATACTAACCTTTATTCTAATATATTATATAATACTCAATCTGGGGTAACTCGAACTACAATTGGTGATTTTCAGTCATATACTCTAGTTGGTAATACTATTGATACAAATGGTGATCAACTGGTAGTTGAAGCAGATTTTTCTTTAGCTAGTGCTAGTAATATTGGTTTATCTGTATATTTTGATGTATTAAACATTAATTTGGTTTCCAGTACAGCTAGTCCAGTTGCAGGTATCAAATGTACTATTTATATAAATAGAATTTCTAATACTTCTATTCAATATTATGGCACAGTTGAAGCTTATTCAAGTTCTACTGCTTTAATAGCTATTAATAGAATAGTTCCAACCACAGCAGTAGTTAATTTTAGTAATGCAAATATTATAAAAACAAGAATGACTGCTTATACAGCTGGCTCAGTTACTTGTAATTATTTAACAGTTAAATATCTAATGGCGTAATGATAGGAATATATATATTATTATTTCCTAATAGTAAAGTATATATTGGGCAAAGTAAAAATGTGGAGAGAAGATTTAAAGAATATAAAAATGGTAATTCACAAGTTATTCATAGAGCTATTAGAAAATATGGATATGATAATGTTAAAAGAGAAATACTTGTATCATGTAATAAATTAAATCAAAAGCAATTAGATTTTTTTGAAAAGTTTTGGATTAAGGTTTATAATAGTACAGATAATAATTATGGTTATAATATTTCACCCGGCGGAAATGGAAATCCCGGTTTAAGTGGAAAAAATCACCCTAATTTCGGTAAAAAATTATCTATTGATACTATAGAAAAAATACGATTAAAAAGTATAGGAAGAAAACATTCTATCGAAACGTGTAGAAAAATTTCAAAAGGCAATATTGGTAGAAAAATGACTGAAATTAATAAAGAAATATTACGAAAAATTCATACAAATAAAATAGTCTCTCAAGAGACTAGAGAAAAGATAAGAAGAGCAAATATAGGTCGAATTTCTAAGTTTAAAGGAAAAACATATGATTTATCACAAGAACAAGTTTTGGAAAAAAGATTACTTAGTAATACTAGAAAAATAATTCTTCAATATGACCTAAATGGTAATTTTATTAAAGAATGGAATAGTATTAGAGAAGT